GCAACTATGTTGGTGTAACAAATGACTATTGGTTAACCCTATATTGCGGAAGGGGTAACAATGCTAGAATAGACTTAACCGCAGGTAATGGTATTTTATTTTCTGAACAAGGAACTGAAAGAATGCGTATTGCAGCAGGTGGTAATGTTCTTATAGGAACTACTACCAACGCAGGCTTTAAGTTAGATGTAAACGGAAATGTATCTTTTGAATCAGGAAAAATATACACCGTAAATAATGCTAATGGAAATTCATTAGATATATATAATCATGCAGGTACAGGAGCTAATGCTTGGAGGCATATTTATGGTGGGTCTGGGACTGGGTATGGTGTTGGAGTAGGAGGATATGGCATATATTACAATGGGAATTCAGGCTATAATCAAATAAACTTTCCAAATGGGGATGTTTATTTTGGGTATAACGTAGGTATTGGAACTAATAGTCCTTCAAATAAATTAGTAGTTACTAGTGATGCTAGCCCAACTAATGAAAATACTTATGCTATTGCTGCTGCTTCAGCTTCAGATCCTGCATACAAAACAATAATTGGTTACGACTATACTAATGATATTGGATTAATAGCGGCTGTAAGAACAGGTATTGGTTGGAGAAATTTATCTATTCCACAGGGGAATTTACTAATCGGCACAATAACTAACGCAGGGTATAAACTTTATGTTAACGGAGATGCATATTTAGGGGCAGCATATTTTTCAGGTACATATTCTACATTTAATAGTTCATACTTTACAGTTAATTCAAGTGAGTCTGTTATAGGTAATAATACCTCTGATATAGTTGGTATTGCAGGAAATACAATGTATTTTCCGGGTAATAGTTTAGTAGGTATTGGAACTACTAACCCTTTAGCTAAATTACATATTGTAGGTGAAATAAGAAATTCTTTTGGTAGTGGGGTTGGAGGTTCTAATTATTTTAATATTATTGATGGTGTTAGCAATGGATTTAGGACAACAATTACAACAGGTAATGCTATAACATATACATTTCATAATGGGGCAAATTCGATAGTTTTAAATATAGTAGAATCAGGTGCCGCAACCTTTGCTTCATCAGTTACCGCTACCAACTTCATAGTACCCGGTGGAACATCAGCACAATTCTTAAAAGCAGATGGCTCATTAGATTCAAATGTATACCTTACTTCTACAAGTAGCACATTCAGTTATACTTCAAGTGTAACTTTAACTACATCATTCCAAAACACAGGCGTGAGTAGTGCAAACTTAGGTACAGGTGCTTATCTTGTAACTTGTTATGTTAATGATTACGCTGTAGGTGGACAATATAGTTGCACCTATGCAGGGATTATGTATTTTGATGCAGGAGGAACAAATTCATCAAATGCAAATGAGATTGTATTACACCATTCAGGTCATGCTGATGAGGGAAGATATATTTATTTAAGAACATTGAGTACTTATAATTCAGATGGTAAAACATATTTACAGATAAGTGGAAACGGAACAAATTCAGGAGCATCAAACTACCAATTTACATTTAAAAAATTATTATAATATGTCAGTAAAAATATCAAGCCTAAATACAGCTTCAACAATTTCTTCAGGGGATGACATTAACATTGCTGGAAACAACCCACTAACATTTAGTGATTGGGGTGGCGGATGGTATATGACGGATTCAGCTTGGATAAGGTCATATAACTCAAAGTCATTGTGGATTGGTGCAGGGGTTATTGGTGGGGATGGTGGTTTAACTATAGGATATGGTGGTACAAGTTATGGTACAAATAATGCTATTATAGCAGGTAATGTAGGTATCGGAACTGCTAGTCCCATAGCAAAATTGACTGTTAATGAACTTCCGGTTGCAGAATTAGGGTCTACATCTTATGGGTCAGCAGTTATTCATGGAACAAATTATAATTTAAGCAATACTCAAAGAGGAATTGTTGATATAAATTACATAGATGTTGCAGCTCAAGATAATGGTTCAACCTTGACATTTACTAATAATGCTGGTATGTTTGGGTATGGATATTCTTATGTTGGAGTTGGACTAAAAGCTGGTAAAGAAAACTCTACCAATCAAAATAAAGCTACATATTTTGCAATTTCAACAAATAACAATAGTGCACTTACCGAACAATTTAGAATCACATCAGCAGGGTTAGTGGGTATTGGGACAAGTAGTCCTTCTGAAAAACTGCACGTTGCGGGTGTTGGGAGATTTGATAATGTTATCCAATCTTTTGGTAATTGGTCAACTTCATATCCAATCTTACAATTATTAGACACTAAGTCGGGGGGCAAAATTTGGAACATAGAAAACGGTAGAAACTCAAACAATTTAGAGTTTCATGCAAGTGATGTAGGTACAGTATTTTCTATACAACAGTCTAGCGGCAACGTAGGTATTGGAACTACGAGTCCTGGTTACAAACTAGACGTTGTAGGAGAAGCTAGATTTGGAAGTAACTATAAAGCAATTATAGGTAATGATGGAACATATGGTGCATACTCCACTATAGGGTTTGGCGGTACCTCAAATGGATATAATAGAGTTTTCGGACAAGACGGAACAGCAGACGGCCTATACCTAGCTTCAGCAACAGGACGTGGAATTGCATTTAGAGTAAATGGAGGTACCACAGATAATATGCTCATTAACTCAAACGGTAATGTTTTAATCGGCACAACCACAGACGCAGGATATAAATTAAATGTAAATGGAGATATTAGAACATCTCAAGGATTATACGGTGCAGGTTTATTAGAATTTACAGGAGGATGGTCTGCAAGTCCATATAATTCTTCTTCTTGGATTAGGGCGGCATCAGGAACAGGTTTATTTTTAGTCAATAATGGAATTACAAAATGGGCAGGATTTAAACCTAATGACGATTTTGTAGTTAATAATGCTGATTTATATATTAGTGCTTCTTCTGGTAATGTTTTAATAGGCACTACCACAGATTCAGGATATAAATTTTATGTAAATGGAACAGGTAGGTTTAGTAATGATTTAATAGGAGTAAATGGTATTTCAGATTCATTATATTCTAGAATTACAAGTCCGGGGGGAGGTGCATCTCTTAATAATGCCCCAATAACAGCTGCAATTAAAATAGCATTACCAGCAGACGGTTCTTTTTTAAATACAATGATTAGTTTTACTATTCATATATATACCTATTCAACAGGAAAATCTAGAACAATAAAAGTAGGTGGCTATAGTTACTATGATACAAGTTGGTATAATGTATTTACTTACCAATCTGGGGGGTCGCAAATTGATGATATTAATATAAGATTTGGTACAGAAGGTGGATGTGCTTGTGTATGGGTTGGCGAAACAACATCATATTGGGATTATCCAAATATATTTATAACAGACGTACAGGTTGGACATAGTCAAAGCCCTAATTTAACTAAAGGGTGGAATGTATCTTTAGTTTCAAGTTTTGGTACTGTGCAAAGTACATATGTTGCATATAAAAATATTACTACTTATAACATTGGTTCACAATCTGTAAGCTACGCAACTACAGCTGGAGCACTAACAAGTATGCTTATATCTCAATTCACTAACGATAGTGGGTATGTTACATCAGGAGCTTTAGCTGCATACCTTCCTTTAGCAGGTGGAACTTTAACAGGTAACTTAATTGGTACAAGTGCAAGATTTATATCAAATGGAAATGCTTTAATATTAAGCAGAGCTACAGGTTCATTAGGTGGTTTAATTGCTTTTACAGACCAATTTAATAGTATAAATGCAAGGATTGGTATAGAAGATAATAATAATGATTTTATTATTGAAGATGGTGCAAATAATAGAAGGCTTATAATTTCTAACACAACAGGTGCAGCAACTTTTAGTTCAAGCGTAACGGCAAGTTCATTAATTAAAAGTGGCGGAACATCTACCCAATATTTAATGGCGGATGGTTCTGTTTCAACTTTAACAAATCCAGTTACAGGCACAGGAACTACTAATTACTTACCAAAGTTTACAGGAGCAAGTGCTTTAGGGAACTCAAATTTAGTTAGTGATGCAAGTGGTAATTTAGGATTAGGCGTTACACCAAGTACGTGGACAGCAGGAGGTCAAAATATTGAGTTTGGTTCTGCTGGTAATATCATTCAAGGACAAGCATCTCAAATTGCAGTAATTCAAAACGCAACTTTTAATGTTGGGTGGAAGTATTCGGCTAATGGTTTTGCATCTTTTGCTTTACAAACAAGCGGTCAACATCAATGGTTTAACGCTCCAAGTGGAACTACTGGTAATGCAATAACATTTACTCAAGCGATGACTTTGGATGCAAGTGGTCAATTAGGAATAGGAACTACTACTCCTGCGGTTAAACTACAAGTAGATAATAATAGCCATAACTATTTTCTATTAAATAGTACAGTTGCTAATTTTCAAACTGCAATATCTGCACAAAATACATCATCAAATAAAAGAATTAGTTTATCTTGGGAAGATGGAACAAGAGGTGATTATGGTGAATTGTATTCTTCAACATATTTAGCAATAACTACTTCGTCATCTGAGAAAATACGTATCACTACAGGCGGTAATGTTTTAATCGGCACAACCACAGATGCAGGCTACAAGTTAGATGTAAATGGAAGTATCAAATCACAAGGTATACTATTTGAAAAATCTCCATATGAAACAAGGAGTATTGGATTAGATACATATGGTTGGTATTTTTATAATAATACAGACAGCCGTTATGATATGCTTATTGATGCATCAGGTAATGTAGGTATAGGAACTACTAGTCCGGGGGCTAAACTTGAAGTAAATGGTAATATAAAATTAAGTGGTGCTGCTGGTGCTACCTCAACTCCAAGTTATATTTGGTTAGGTAATGACTATAGTAACGGTGTAACTAGAGATAAATTAAAAATATACTTATATAATTCAGGTGTAGAACAATATGGTTTTACTGTAGGTTCAATTGGTGATGTACAATATCACTCAAATGCATTTCATGATTTTTATACTAATAACTCACTTTCTTTAAGAATTAACAGTAGTGGTAATGTAGGAATAGGAACGACTATACCTAATGGTAAGTTAAATGTTGTAGATACTTTAAATAATGGTACTTATGGTGCTGTTAATATCACAAATAATGTGGCGAATGTTTCTTATGGACATGGTCTTATTGTTAATGTACCTAATTTTGCTGTGGGATGGGGAGGTAATACAAACTACTCATTGGCAAAATTTATGGATGCGGGAGGGGATGCAGCGTGGATAGGAGGTGCACAATCATATTTTAGAGGTAATGTTGGTATTGGGACTACTACACCGGGCTACAAGTTAGATGTAAATGGTACTACGAGACTAAATAGTAATGTTACAATAGGTAATGGTACAACCACAACAAGTAAATTAACTATATTAGCTACAACAGGAGTAGCTGCTCCAGGCTCACCAACTTTGGGTATATATGATGAGGCAAGTCCTAGTTTTGGTTTTGACTTTGATTTAGAAGGTGTTGTAACAGGAGATTTATATTTATCAAGATTAGTAGCAGGCACAAGAACTTCAGTATTACAAATAGCAAGGGCAACAGGTGCAGCAACCTTTTCAAATAGAATTGATGCTACAGGTGCTACATTTACAGAAGCGGGTTCATCAATTTTAATTGTACGTAGTACTTCTAATAGTGGTTATGCAACTACTGATTATTATAATAGTAGTAATTCTCAAGTTGCATCTTTTGGATATGGGAATGCATCTGTTCCTGCATCGGCAGTTCAAAATGCAGCATATATTTACACTGCTGCAGGAGTTGATTTTGTGGGGTATATGGGTGGTGCCGAAAGATTTAGAATAGCTTCAACAGGTGCAGCAACTTTTAATGATAGCGTAACTTTATCTTCTACTGCAAGTTCATTTATTGTTTTAAATAATACAACACCAACAACTGGCAAAGGATGGAGAACAAGTTCAGCGGGTAATGGTAATTTTTATATAACTCAAGTTGGAGTTGTAGATGCTATAACATTATCACCTACAACTGGTGCAGCAACTTTTTCTTCTTCGGTAACGGCAGGTTCATTTATAAAATCAGGTGGTACTTCTGCACAATTTTTAAAGGCAGATGGTAGTATTGATTCAAATACCTATGCAACAACATCGGCATTAGCTGCTTACTTACCATTATCAGGTGGCACAATTACAGGCGATTTAACGGTAAATAACAAGGTTTATGTAGGAACACATGGCTGCTACTTTGAAGAGGTTTTAATAGGCTCTACATACGAATTAAGGGTAGTAGATTCAGCAGGTAACATGACGGTATTATCATAATGGGATTATCAACGACATATAAATTAAATACCGAAAGGCAGACTTGGGAGGACAATAATGTCACCGAAGATGCTGACCATAATGTAGGGACATTTTTTGTATCAAAATATAATAATCAATCAGGGCAATACCCAATGACTACCTTTAAGATAACTGTTGCCTATAAGGACACAGCTAATAGCATCGTTGATGCGGAGTTATATGTAGTGGTTATAGATTTAAATACAACTATAGAGTTTTTACCTGAAGGGGATACTGTACAAAACTTTTTCCCTTTAACCGCACCTACAGATTGGACAAAATATGGGCATTTGATAGCTACACATATTTCTAATGTAGAAGATTTTTTCTCTATTACATTGTCTTATAATACTACTACTGGAGAAGGGCACCTTTATGATGTTATTGTACATACGCCAAGATTAATAAGTGGTACAGCAACAATGATTGCAGATGTTTATACTTATACATTGATACAATAATGGCTACAAAATTAATAAGATACGATGGGGTTAATGACCCACAACAGAATATAGTGACAATAGATTTATCAGCTATTACAAGTTCGAATTGTTTTACGATAGATATACTATATTCATGTAGAAATTTAACTAATTCAACTATGGAGGAAGCTGGATTATATAGATATATTAATACTTATGCTAAATACGGATCAAGTAGTTATGCTGTTTTAGATGAGCGTTTAATTTTAGAGTTTTATTTGGGTACACTCCAATATAATATGACATCTAATATTTCGGGTAATACTTTATATTTAGATTTATCAAGCACCAACACAGATTCAACTGTTTTATTTGACTGTAAATTAGAATATTAATGTATACCTACAGAAAGAAAATACAATTATCTCATTCAGCTACAGCAAGTGGCTTTAGCGATATTAATGTATTAAGTTTATCAGGATTTGGCACAAATAAAATAGCGGATGTTGAGGTAAAGGTAACTGCATATGATGTAGCTAACGCAAAATCTTCTATAGTATATTATAGAAATGTTGAAGTTATAGACTCAGCTGCTGCACCTTCGTACTATAATTCTAATGATTCTTCATTTTTTTATAGGGAGGATACTTCAACAGCCGCCTATGTTTATGATGTTGCATACAACCAAACTACTTCAAATATTGTTATTAGGGCTTCTAATCCAACCGCTACCACATTAAATACTATTTGTATAATAGACTATAAAATCAATTTTTATTAAAAAAAATACTTATATTTGCTTAAATTAGAAAAAAAATGGAACCAACACCAATGACAAATGGCTTAAAGCCTATCGAACCAGTAGTAGTACCGACATTAGGAACAGCTACTCAATTGTATGTACAAGCTAATAGCTTCTCAGCTTCAGCTGTAAATTGTACATTATATTACTACTTAGCTGATGCTAATGGTATGCAATTATTACAAGGTAACGTACAGATGACTGACGAGCAATTCGCAACTTGGGGTACTGATAACTCAGTATTGTACGAAATCGTTGCAGATGAAAAAGGCTTAGTCCTTATTGTAGAGTAATTTAAATTTAAATCTATATGAATCAAAAGAAGAAAGCTACGCTAAAGCTATCTCAAATCATGTCTTTAGAGGCAGAGATAGGCGGTTTACAAAACCAACAAACAGGTGAATCGATTTTAAAAGGCTTATTAAGCCATAAAATGCCGATGATTGCCAAGTTTAAATTAAAAATGTTACTTAACGCTTTGTCAGCTATTAAGAAGGCAAATGATGAGTTAAGGGAAGAGTTAATTAAAGAGTATGGTACGGAAGGTGAGAATGGTTCTATTTCAATCCCTATGTATGTAGATGCAGAGGCAGAAGTAAAAGAGTTTAACCCTAAGTACGTTGAATTCGCTAACAAAATGGAAGAGCTTTTAGCTAAAGAAATTGAGTTTGAATTCGAAGAAGTTTCTATGGAAGAGTTGAAAGAACTTGAAACTGAGGAGTCATATCCTTCGTTCATGGACTTACTTATCTTAGTAATGGATAAATAGTAATACCCTCTCTACACAAACTAAGCCACGCAGAAATGTGTGGCTTTTTTATTATCTTTGTAATATAAAATAATAGCTATATGGAATTCAAGAAAGTAAATTTAAATTTTGATTTAAAAGGATTAGATGGTGCTCCAATTAAGGATGCAAATGCCGCGAAATTAATTGCTAATTTATTAGCTTCTTCAGTAGAAGGTGATGCTAGAAAATTATGGCCAATTGTATTGAAGCTTCAAGCTTGCGAGGAGTTAGAATTAAATGAAGAAGATGCAGTAGCATTAGAGGAATTTATTGCAACACATACCGGTTTGTCAATCCTTGCGAAAGGCCAGATATTGTCGGTAATATAATTTAAAATTATTATATTTGTATATGTTTTACCCATCATGTCAAGCCTTGTAAAAAAAATGGATTTCTTTACTCAAGAGTTAAGAGAAAAGCCGATTATAGGCATCGTTAGCGGTGTAGGATCGTGGGCTATCTATCAAGTTAATCAAATACAAATGTCAACCTTTTTCGCAGATACAAATCCTTTTTGGAATCTAATTAGTAAGATGGGTATTCTTATTGGTTTTACGATTGCGTTAATGACATTGATTTTAAAAGCTAGAGATTTTTACCATAAAATTATAAAGGATGATGAATAATATTAAAACTTGGTTAAGTGGTCTTTTTAAAGATGAAAAAGGCACACCATCTTCTAAGCGTTTTGTAGGAATTCTATGTGCATTAACACTATGCATCACTATGTATTCTAATTCATTCACAGAGGCTCATTTCGCCCCTTCTAAGGAGCTTGTAGATGCAGTAGCACTATTAGCCTTCGGATGTTTAGGTTTGGCTTCTGTAGACAAGATTTGGGGTAAAAAAACAACTGAGGAATAATGGCAATACCAAAAAAAACTGAGGTAAAAGTTCCTTCGGCAATGCCAATATCTTTTGAGCAGTTTAGCAAGGATCCAGTTAAAGGATTATTGTTTATTGTTCTAGCAGCTATTGGTTATTTATATATAGATGGTAAAATGAATTACACAAAACAGATAGATGCCTGTAACGTAGAGGTAGTTGTACTTAACGAAAAGATTGACAAATTAACGGAGCATATTAGAAGAAGCGATTCAACATTGGGGTATATGATTTCAAAAGTTGAGATGCTACAAATACTAAAATGAGGATAGTAATCTTACTTATATTTTGCATGACCATTGTTTTGGCACAATCGCCAAAGATGGTAGACCCTAAAGAAAAAGAGTTAGATGCCCTTATGGCAAAATCTCAAGATAGATTAAAAAAGATTAATGTGCTTACAAAGCAAATCGATCAGATGTCTTCAAGCAAGGTGAGTGGGATGAAGGAAAGTATAGAAACATTACAGGAAGAAAAAATACAATTAAAAAATGAATTACAAGAAACTAAAGCAGCTATTGAGTTTAACTCTACTGATAAGTCTACCCCTTTTAACCTTGAGCCAATCATATCCGACTCAACGAATTGAGGGTAAGGATACCGTTGTTGTAATGACCAAGAAACAAGCGGAGAATATTAATATCGTATTTAAAAATACTAAAACTCAGATTGATAAACTCAAGATAGAAATCGATTCTATTACTAAAATCAAACCTACTACAGTCAGAGATACCATATACAAGCGTGGTTCTATTCTAATCCCTAACGGGAATTATTTACTATACAATTTTAATGAAGCAGAGAATAGGTATGAACTAGACCCCAATTCTGTTATAGCTGCTAAAGGTACAGACGATGACGCTACTACTAAGAAAGATGTGATTATTACCACCATAGGATTTATTACCGTATTTAGTTTATTTATATTTTTATTATAACAACTTATGAAATTATCAGAGCATTTTACATTAGCAGAATTAACGCCATCATCAACAGCAAAGCGTTTAGGCATCAAGAATGAGCCAACTCCTGCACACCTAGAGTGTTTAAAAGGATTAGCTACAAACGTATTAGACAAAGTGCGTGAGCATTTCGGTAAGCCAATTTGGGTATCTTCAGGATATCGTTCTAAGGCTTTAAACGATGTAACTCCCGGTTCTAGTGCTACATCACAGCATTGTTCTGGTGAAGCGGCTGATTTAGATCAGGATGGTAGAGGTACAGGTGTATCTAATAAAATGGTATTTGATTACATTAAGGATCACTTAAATTTCGATCAATTAATTTATGAGTATGGTACGGATGCTAACCCTGATTGGGTGCATGTAAGCTGGGAATCTACCGGTAAGCAAAGGAAACAAGTATTGCGTTGCACTAGAGTTAACGGAAAGCCTGTTTATACTCAATATAAATAAAAATTATTGGCAAGGTTATTGCTAGATATAAAATATGAGCAAGTATAAAAAGTACATTGAGCCTAACATAGAAGCTTATGAAAGACTCCTTAGAAACAATGCAAATTTTGCTAGATTTCTAATAGAAGAATATCCAAAAGAATTAAAAGGATTGTCAATAAATGGTATAAGAAAGGGAGTGGAAGCACATTTCCAAACTTTCCCTTTACCTGAAGCGCCAACGATTGAATTACCTCCGATTGATATCGCAAAAGTTATTGATGATGATCGTAAGAACAAAGCACTTACAGCGCAGTTAAATGATTTTAAACGCAAGAACCAGTATTTGCTAGAGAAATTAGAATCATCTGAAAAATCTTATTATGATTTATTAGCAATCAAAGATCCTACGGATACCTATGAAATTCCTATGGATGCATCTAAGACTTCAAAGAATAAGGGTGTTCCTATTATTTGTTTGTCTGACTGGCACATTGAAGAGAATGTTCGTAAAGGCCAAGTAAATGGGTTCAACGAATATAATCTAAAGATTGCTGAGAAACGTTCACAGGCAATATTTCAAAATGCTATTAAATTAATTCAAAAGGAAGGTAAAGATGTTCAGATTACTGACACTATATTGTGGTTAGGAGGGGACTTTATCTCAGGATATATTCACGATGAATTGATTGAATCAAATAACCTATCACCATTAGAAGCAATTCGTATGGCTAAAAAGTTATTGATGAATGGAATTGAATTCTTGTTGACAAAATCAAAGGTGAATTTAACTATCCCTTGCTCGGTGGGTAACCACGGCAGGAATACAAAGAAGATGCACATCTCTACTTCATCAGCAACAAACTATGAGTATATGATGTATTCAGATTTGCAGGATATTTTCAGAAATGAAAAGAGAGTGAAATTTCATATGCCTCAATCGGATGATTGTTATGTGAAAGCATTAGGCAGAAACATTAGATTCTTTCACGGAGAGGCTGTAAAATATGGTGGGGGAATCGGAGGTTTGACTGTACCTTTAATCAAATATTTGTTGAGAAAAGATGAGCAAAGAAAGGCAGACTTTACTTGCTTGGGTCATTTCCATCAATTGTTTTATCCAACAACTAGTTGCTGTGTGAATGGTTCATTGATTGGATTATCTCCTTATGGACATAAGGCAGGATTCAAGCCAGAGAGACCAGCACAAGCATTTACATTGTTAGATGACAAGAGAGGGATTACTGTAAAAATTCCTATCTTTGCAGAATAATATGAAAAAGATACACTATACAGGATGGGTAATTGCAGCAATGCTTGCCGTGATTTTATTGTTGACAAGAGGATGTGAGAAGCCTGTTACTATACACGATAAGGTAGTGAAGACAGAGTATGTATACGATACAACAACTCGTTATATCAAGTATACTGATACTGTACATGCAACGTCAATTAAGTATTTGGAGATTCCTTCTGATGTAGATACCGGAACGGTATTAGAAGATTATTTTGCAGAGAGAACCTATGCAAGAGATCATGTAGATACTAATATTATTATTAGCATTTATGATACAATAAGTAAAAATAGAATTAATAATTGGAGTCTTTCATACCAATGGAAGCAACCAAAAATAGTGAATACAATCCATCGCATTGAAGCACCTAAAAGTTCGGTTTCCGTGGGGGTTAACCTGCATACTAATTTAGGGCTTGGAGTCGGAGGGACATTCATAAATAATAAGGGCATCATATTCGATGCCTCTTATTATTTGAAAGATAAGTCTGTTAATCTTGGGGCTAGAGTTCCTTTGATAAAGTATTAAATATTTCTAGAAACTTATACTTAGCTTTGAATGGGGTCATTGATTCTACACCTTGATGTAAAACATACTGGTCCCATTCAAATTCTAAAGCTAATTTATCAGCAAGCTTTACGCCCGGTGACAAAGGATATTCAAATCCAAATTTCTTAGCTCCCACTTCCATAATAATTTCTTCCAAAGCTTTATACTCTGGTAATCTCTTTTTAATTGGGCTCGGCATATCTAATATGTAAGCTTCAGAAAGATCATGCAATAAAGCGCCCATATGGTCCGCTCTAGAAGAGAAATGATATGTATTGATGCAATGCTCGGCCACGGAAACAAATGCGTTTGTATGCCCTCCAAATCGCGGGATATGGGATAATGCATGCGCTATATCTACTATGTCAAAATCATCTGCCGACATATCAAATACATCTACATATCTTCCGGTTACTGTTCTAACGCAACCCTCTTTGTATAAGTTTTCAAACCTGCTCATTTTTTGGCGTAATTATAGGGTCAATCATATCGTGAACTGCAACAATCATATCTAATACTTCCTCCTGCGCGCCTATATCAAATAGGTGGCGTTCAACTGGTTTCAGAAACTTTTTTACAGCGTCTTCAACTCCTTTGATTTTGTTGAACATATATCTATCATTCTTATCAGCCGTAGCGTGATCAGATTTTATACAAGACAAATGGTTAAGCATCATATTGCCTGAAACATATGCCCCAATTAAATTGTAAAGTTCTTTATTGTCCTGATTCATTTAAATCGATACTTAAAATTGCGTAAAATATTTGTTTAATTAATTCACCATTGCCGTGTTTTTCAGATAAAAAATCCACAGATTCATGTATGTTAGCTACGCCCAAACTTTCGAGCGTAGCTAAATACTGAAATTCAATAGATATGTCATCTAATAATTCTTTCATAATATCCTTATGTATTTTCTATTCGTTCCCTTTTTATACCATAACAATATTCCGTTCCTACCAAAATCAACGCTTGGTTGGAATTTAGCATACAAAAGTATTAAAGTGATATATACTATATGAATCATTAGAATGGAAGGTCAGCAGGTTCTTGAGTATTTATTTCTGCTCTAGGCGTTGATGTTGTAGCGTCACCGGCAGCTTTGCCCAACAATTCAATCTCGTTGACTTTAATCTCTAGAGAAGATTTTGCAACACCCTCTTTGTCTGTGTAAGCACTAGCACCTGGCTCGCCCTCTACATAAACTAGTGTACCCTTTTTTAAGTAATTAGGTAGCGTACTTTCGCCAATGTTCCACTTGGTGCATCTAGCCCAAATGGTCTTTTCAACCTTTTCACCTGTTTTCGTTTTGTACGATCTATCAACGGCTACGTTGAATACCATAATCTTGTCACCGCTTGTTAGCGTCTTTACTTCGGCATCTGAGCCTAAGCGTCCTGTTAATTGAGTCTTAATCATATATTTATTTTGTAAATTTTTCCTTAACTTGTTCTTTTGCTTCTAAATATGTTGTTTCTTCCCATAAATGCTTATGGTTTTTCCAATGTACTGCGGCTTCAGTATAGCTCTCACAAGCCATTATCTCTCTGATTGCAATGTCTAACTCGGATTCGATATCTTCGTACTCTATATACTCTGATTTAACCTCTTCGGGAGATTCTTCTATTACAATGATTTGTGCCGGAGGTAAAGATAACATCGCATCAATTTTCTGCGCACTTAAAATACCTCTAACTTTATTACCACTCTGTAAATATTCATTCAACATCTCAATGTGTTGAGGTGATAAATTAGGCACTAAAGATACCACAGGATATTGTGATGCTACGCCTGGTTTTTGTGACTTAACTTTCTTTACCGACAAGTCAAATGGGATACCAACGATGCTCCCTGCTTGTTGCTGAACATAATCAAATGTATCACGCAATTGAGGAATAGATGAAGCTTTAGCCATTGTCTCAAATCTCCATACACCTACTGCAGGAACTTTTGGGATCAAAAATCTTAATGTTAAAGTCAACTTCATAATACCTAACTTTTCAGCAAGCACTATATCCATTTCCTTAAACTCATAAGACTCTGTTTTAGCCTCGTAAACTTTCCAATTCTTACCATCGCCTGTAGCAACTAACTTGCCGGCTCTGTCTCTGATAACATACTCTTCGTTACATACTGCATCAATATTATCTGATGGGAATATAACTGGTATGGTATCACACTTCTCTCCAAACTGCTCATAAAACATTGGAGCATACTTACCGGTAGCCCTAAAGAAATCCAAACTAATTGGATACTCTTTGCCCGATTTTGACAATGCTTTGTCTCCGATTTTAATCTTACCTAATTCCGGTAACTTCCCTGTGTTAGGGGTATCTCTGATTACTCTGCCCATATTTCTATACCTTTATTTCTTTTGTTAAATGCTGTGTATTGGTATTTGTATTCGCCTCTAGTGTATCCAGTCATATTAATAACGCCTGTTTTAACTAATTCAATTTTTGTAATAACAATGTTATCACCTATTACCTGCCCAACATCATAAGCAGATGGGTTGCTTATCTCGTACAAACGCATATCAACCTGATCTTGAATGTCATTAAATTCTTTTCTTGTCATGAAGAATTTTGTATCGTAATCAACGCCTTTAAGCTTTTGATTCATTTTATGAATTGCATACAGCAGAGATGCTGTTACGAGTAATAATGCTAGAATTTCCATACTATACTTTTTTAGATTTTATATATTCAACTATATTTACTTTCTTATAATTAGAAGCAACATCCGTGCCAAACTCTCCAATTCCACCAATAATCATAGGATTTTTTGGCTTTATATTGTCGTTGTCAACTCTAATTTTATTCATTTGAATCAATGGTTCTAAAAGTTTTGCAACCCATTTATCAGTCTGCTCTTCTAGCTTATAAGTAGGGTTATCTCTCCAATCACTTGGGGCCCAGTTAAAGACTCTACTAATATTTAAATTAGGGAAGTTTTCATTCCATGTCTTCATATAGCCATGCAATTGTATCACATGTGCATCGTGGAATCCTTTCTTGCCGGATTTGAAATCAACAATGGCGCGCACTCTGCTAACTTTCTTACTTTCTTTAGGCTCACCTTTTTTCTCACCACTTTTGTAAACCTCACCAAAGAATCCTTTCTCTTCAATATTCATCTTACACACAAGGTCAATGGATCCGGCCGCACCACATTTAGATGCAAGCGCAATCTCAATTGCAAACGGTTCAAGATTTACATCAAATGCAAATTGTTGGAAAGACAATAAATCTTTTCTTAACTCCCAATACCAATTTTTGGTATTCATTCCTGTTTTGAACTGCCAGTCAAGCAATCGGTCCGGAAGCGTATCGTAATTAATTTTCTTTGCTATCATGAAATCACAAATCTCACTATGCATAAATGTACCATACGAAGCACGCTCATTTTTATAAGCCTCTGATTCTTCTTTACCAAGACCAATCATCCAATCAATCAAGAATTGATTTGTCGGCATGTTGTTATGGATTAAAGATGTCCAACTTGTATAAAATTTAGGATCACCGGTTGTGTCATCAAGCGTATAATAAAATCTATTATCACCGCCATCCATTCGATATAGTTTATACGCAGGCTCTGTTAGGGCTTTGTCATCGAAAAACATTGCCTTTACCTGCTCTAGAGTTAACTCTGTTTTAATAGCATCCATCTTTTTACAAATTCTTTAGTTATCATTTCATTTAATTCAAAAAACTCATCCATTTCATATACCTCATTATCACCGGTTATGTGATACTTATTAGGCACTATGTATGAGTCCCATATTGTATTTTTAAACACATAGTTTGTAAACCAGTGTCCCTTACGGAAGAATTCAACTGTGAATCCCATACCATCATAAGTAATTTTCTTTACGGTCATATTAACTCAGTTTTTTCGTGAATTTCTTTGTATGTTCCATCCTCTTTGATGCAAGCAGTATGCAAAGCAGCAATAGCATTGAATGCAAGCGCAGTCAAATCTGCCTTACTCTTTGTCTTTTGATAGGTACAATAATGTCTCATTAAACTCGCCAAGCACTCTTCAATAGGAATGCCCAATAGATAATTAGTTGCCCCGAAATCATTTGAATTGTTTGCTAAATGTTGCCCTATAGCCTCTATAGCCCATACACTAACCCAGTCTGGTCGAGCCCTGCCGGTGTCATCAGAGCGTACAGCACCACTTGGAAATCTTCTTATTTTTTTAGAAGATTGGATATCAAATTTGATGCTAGGGGGCGTTGTTCTTATACCACCGGATCCGGCACTTGCCGCCTCAAAAATAGGCTCACAATGTGGTTTCAATATACCAACAATCTTATCATTATCTTTGATAAAATAATGCAACACAGCTTCTCTTTCGACCTCAAATTCTTTTCCAACATATCGTGGATAAGCCCCATCGATATCTAATACTTTAATTCTTTTCATACCTTTTGTTTTATTCGCCTAATAATGTTTGTGACAAAGCTAAATGTTTTTTATTAATTCCTGCTTTTATTTTGTTAAAATCTTTAATGTATTCTGGGTATCCAATAGATAGATAATCAGTAAGTTGTTGCCTATAATACACGATTGTACTATGGTCTCGCTTGCCCATCATCCTGCCTAATTCTACTGTCTTGCAGTTTTTTAAGAAATAAGCAACAAACATCCTTGCCCGTACATAGTGATGCTTCCTCACTTTAGAAAACAATTCCTCCCGCGTTATTGAGAAATAATCAATAATAACATTAATGACAATTTCAATCTGATCCTCCTTTTCTAAATCCCCCATAGATACTAATCCTGCGTAAGAATATGGATGCATTATAATCATATTATATATTCTACCTTTACCCTTGTTAATACTTTAACATCTCTAAGCTCATTGCTAATTACACCATCCTCATATACAAGCACCGTAGCAGTTTCATACGGAATGCATTCAACCAAATCAAATGACGATGTTTGTACCGGAAGCTCAAATCTATTAGCCTCAAATGTAAACTTAAAATCTTTGGTCCATCGCGTGAAAATCCATTCACCATCAATAAACATCTCCCCAACTACCGGAAACTCCTTGTCGCTAGCCTCTAATGTAAATAGCTTTACATCGTGACCACCTTTTGTTGTATACTCTTTTTTCATATCAATTAATTATTTGTTTTATCTTCAATATATAATTTGAATCTTCAGCGTATACCTGCCCTAAATATTGCAAATACCCCTCACGATCTAATCTACTTAAGTACTTATTGTAATATAAAGCGTAGTCAATACAACAGTCACGCCAACTAGCGTAGACTGCATGCCCACCCTCTATGCCTATAGCCGTTGTTGCCCTTTGTGTAGCAAGCTTCATGCCAAAGCAGTTGTTATTCTCTTTAAATATTGGTGATTTAAACCCACCGGTCTCAAGCTTCGCCTGGGCAATCACAATATCTACATTTTTTACATTTAATGCAACTAATTCTTTTCTAAAATTCTCTTCAGTAAACTGCTTGTCTTTAGCATTCATGAGAACAACTATACGATCCTCCATCCCCTGCAAGGCTTGCCTAACAGGCATTGAATAACCAATCAGTACTGCAATTAAGAGCGCCCAATATGGGAATAAAATTCTAGTTTTGCTAGATAAATCTTCAATATTTATCGTTTGGTAGCAAAATAATTTTTCGATTTTCTTCTTTAATCTCAACATAAAATTTAATTAACTGTTTCTTACTAAACCTTTTAATTCTACCATTTACTTGTATGTCATATGATTCTGTACAAGAAGGACCAGCACCAAAAGAAATAATCCGTTTGGTGTTTTTAATCCTACCAATAGCATCAATATGCGACAACCGGTACAAGTGACCGTCATCAGCTACAAGGTAATCGGGGGCAAAACTTAATCTATACTTTTCCTTTAACATTTCTACATAAATAAGCTAAATAACATATTAAATTCATATCGACTATAAAAACGTACAGTATTGCGTACACTATTAAGGACGTTATTTTTAAATCTACCACATAGAATAGTATGAGGCATAATAATGTAATACTAAATCCTAACTGTGTCCTATTTATAGTACACAACCAAAATCCAATCAATGTAAATACTGCTAATAATATTCCTATCATAATTTTATTTTTATACTTACCTTTCGCGTTAGTAATTTCTTAAACCATTAATTAGTTTCTCTCTAATATCGCCTGCATCTACCTGCTTCTTTAATAACATCTTCATCAAATAATAGCCTTGCATAACCTTGTTAGTCTGGCCATCTACAATTGCTTGGTTATACAATCGTCTTACTCTTTGGATTCTTTTATCGTAGTTCATAAAATTTGTGCTAATTCGTGTTTGATAATTAAACTATCTAATTTGGTGAATGATCCTATATGGAAATCATAATAACAATCTAACTCCAATGGCGCTCCCTCTTTCCAATCATAAACCGTGCCAACGGATCCGTCATGTGCAATCACGCACCATTCCATATTTACCTTATCCTCACCATCATTGTTTATAGATGCCGGCTGACCCAGTACTTTGATTAATTTGTTTGGTGTGGTGTTAACAACGCAATGGTGAAACGATGTTCCCATTGTTTGAGATTCGTCATCTAATCTTTTCATAATGAATATTTGTTTTTAAATTGTTCGTAAATACTAACTCTTTGTTCTAAATCGTAGCCACACCACTCGCTCCGGATCCCATCAAGCATCTCATCAACTGATGGCTCAACCTTGTCAAGTAAATCAACACCAAAGATGTCATGCAATGCTACAAATGGTAAGTTTTTAAACCATAACATTAGATATTCCTCGATATCTAATATTTCATTTTCTAAATTTCTCATGCTTTTTTTATTTCTTCCTCTAATAATATATCTAAAATGTCATATTGAGATTCATATTCTTCACCTCTAAACTTATAAGTTCCTTCTTCTTCATCTTCTTCTATCTCTTCGAAATGTGAATCTTCAAGATCATATATGGAGATAAATTCTCCATCGAATATTGCACAACCATAAATCTCGCAACCAAGCTCTTCATAATAATATTCATATTTCAATCCAAACTTCAATGCAAGCGCATGTATTTGTAAAATGTCTGGCCCCCATTTAGTAATAAAATTAAGCCTTTCAGAGTCTGCATCTATATCAAAACAATATTTATCATACTCACCATCAAGTAAGAAAATATCATTACCATCTTCTTTTATGCGAGATTTAATAAATTCCATACACTCTGATACTTTACCCCCTTGGAATAAAATACTATTGTTACAATCGTTTGCCATATTATTTCCATTGTGAAATTACACTATAATAATAATCATATATCCCGTTAAATATGTCTTGAGCTTCTTCTGTATATGTGCTATTACCATCCATATCAAATTCATACATTAACGCTTCTTCTTCTTCTTCAAGAGAATCGTTATCAAACATTTCTATCTTCGTTTGGTTGTCTGCAAGTTCCGATGCAAGCTCCACAATGTTAACGCACACCATTGAGTCATTTAGATCAGCCTCGTAGGTATCGAACTCATAGATATTAGTATTGATCATGTCGCAGTTTATAGTGGTTATAAACCAATCTACCGACCAGACTAGACCATTGTCTTCTGCCCATTGTAATTTTTCTTCTTTTGTTTGCTCGTGCATTTTAAATGGCGATGCAAAGATTCTTTTTTCTTTCATGTTACTATTTATTTATTTTTTCTGAATAAATTGATTGAGAATATTCTCCAACTATATAAACGCAAATCTCATTATACTCTGCGCAGTAATGAATGTCAAAATTATCTTCACCAATCCAAAAATCGGGATCTATAATTTGGAACTTAAAGATGTGAGTAGCGTTGTTGTAAACAAATTTAATAGTTCTACTTTTTATTTCAAAAATATAACCAATTTGTTCCAACTCTGCTTTTAAATCTTTGTACTGGTCCTCGGTTGCATCGGGTAATTCATTCAATGCATCTATATGACATCCCGAATGCTGACCTATGTGCATATAAGAATCTACCATATCTTTACCATGAAATTCCACATTATATAGGTTGTCGGGAAAGATTGCTAACACTTCATCGTCAAGAATTTTGAATACCACTTTTGTTGTTTCCATAGTTATTTTGTTTTAGGTGAATAAGTTATTACTTGACATACAAATTCGATAGCATCGTTTATGATTTGATAAATCTCTTCTTCAGTTTTGTTATAGATAGGATTATTTGATATCATTCGCATAAATGTTTCAGTAGTGTATGGGCATGGTTTAGAAAAATAATAATCTATATGCTCATCTTTTTCGGTAATACCTTGATGAAAATTCAATCCTACAATGTTGTCTTCTTCGTAGGTGATAAAGATGTACCTATCGTACTCTTCGCTTTTTAATACTTTTAAGATTTGTTCCATAACTACTGGTTGTTTTTATATTGGTTTATAACTTTTTCTATCTCAACTATTGATAAAATATCATCGTTTAATATACTTTGCACTTCGTTTATAAAACTTTCTTTTTTCTTATAATTTAAAAAAAGACAAATGCAGTCATATGTTGATTTATTAACATCGTTATAACGACTATTGATAAATTCATTATACAAAATAACAAATTCGGCAAATTGTACATCATAAGGCTCTTCTAAAAGGTCCTTGCGTTTATATCTTGCTAACTCGCAAAATAGGAAAAAATCGTAATTTAATGTCTCCATAACTTTATAAATTGTTGTTTAAAATAAATTCGTTATCTAATAATTTAGCATTGATTTCTGATAGCTTTTGATTGAAAGCAAAATCACTATATACTGATTTAGAAATTTCAAGCATTGCATATCTATTCGTATTCAAATCACCCCACAAAATACCTTTTTTCATTTTAGATCCTAACTTCTTCTGCACTTCCATCAATTCGAATAAATAGTCGGCCATATTTGAGAAACGAATATCTTCAAATTTCCATACAAATGTTGTTGGATATGGACTAAAATTGTAATGCTGATGCGTTCTTTCTTTCCAACCGTTTTCTATCAATATTTTTTCTACCAATTCGGTATCAAACTGATAGTCGGCCCCACCTCCCCATCCATCATCGTTAACATAACCAATTTTCTTACCATCAACCCATACATCTGCGTAGAATCCTTGCAAATCATGACCAAACCCGTTTTTAATGTTTTTTAGCTTTATTCTCCTTGAGATATCAGCCGGAATTAATAATTTCATTTTTATACTTGTTTTTGTAATACTACTACCCAAAGCCCCGTTTGGATTACTTTCCACCCCTGCGATTGTAATTTACTCAACTTCTTAAGCCCAGTATCACTATCAATCATTATTTGTTTATACTTTATTGACAACACAATTCCCAAGCCTCCATCTTCTTAATGGATCTACCATTTAAACCTAACTGCGCAACAATAAACTTCGCTAACTTCTTTGTGCCGGTATCGGTATCTAATCGATTTGTACCAATTGCATTTACAACATCAGCAGGATCCATGCCTAATACCCTTGAGCAAAATTTAACATCTTGCCCTAAATAAAAGCTTTTCATTGTTGTTTTTGTCTCACATTGTAGCGTCCATTCGTGACCGAATCCGTAACTACCATCTATTACTATAATATTTGCTTTCATAACTTTTTTAATTATTGTATAACTTATCTAACATTTCTTCTTCCAAATCCTCTAAATCCTCATCGCTGATACCTTCCCAACCACTTCTCCAACTGAATTGGGTATAATACTCACTCCAAACTACTATAGCCGAAACTTCGCGTTCTTTATCATCAACAATTACCCAGCAGTATAGAACATAAACAGTTTCTACTGTTTTAATTTCTTTTGCAAAGTTTTTAATTTCTAACATTTTGCCCTCCTTTTTAAAATTGATAATTTTCTGAATCAACCTCTTCCACATTTGAATAATGCGCCTCTGCAAATTCTTCTGCGTCTTCTTTTGTTTTGAATGATTGGATGTATGGCTCATATTCACCATCAACTAGCCTTTGATACCTAACTTCGTAGGTGATTACTTTTTTCGCCATTGTCTTTTAAATTAATTAACCATGTATTTACTTCTGCTGCTTTCTCATCAAAGGATCCCCAAAATAATGGGTAACCCTTTGATAATAATTCAGATTGCTCATCGGATAATTCATACCAATGATTTGTCAACTCATCCATAGCTTTGGATAAATTCTCTACTAATTGAATAGTAGTAGGTGATAGTGCTTTCATTTTCTTTCTAATTGATAAAGCGCCAATTCAAATTCTTTTGTCATTTCCTCGAAATCGTAAACCCTTTTATTGTCGTCGTCTTCGTCTTCGTAGTAATAAATAGGAATATTTATATTATTTGAAGGGTTTAAGTAATTTAATAAATTAACTTCCATTATTAAATTTACATCTGCTCCCCACTCTTCGTTTAAGAATACAATTACCGATTTTTCATCTTTTAAATCATGAATTTCCCAATCCGTATCCCATCCATCATCAATTTTTTCTTCTGCAAATGCTCTTAATTTTTCCCATCCTTCAAAGAATCCCATGTTTTCATTAAATTCTCTTTCAATTACTTGATAAATTTTAATTTTTGTTTCCATTATGCATATAGTCTATTGTCTTTTATATATTGTCTTCTATTAGCTTTTTTGATTTCAGTTTGTAGCTGACTGATTGCACCCCTAACTACAAAACCAGTAGTATCTTTCTTTGCCTTACCTTTAGCTTTTAACCCTACAACACAATTCTTTTTGTGCAAGAATGTAAGGTCATGCTCATCACCATCAATAACCTCATAGCCCTCCCACTTTGTAGGCTTACCATCAAACACTACTGCTACATTGAACCCTCGCTTTAAAGCCATCAACGCTTCTATGTGATTGTCTTCCGTCTCTTTGCGTGAGAATGTTAGATGTAAGTTACTCGGCACATTACCAAGCCTTTTGTATATTGCCGTATAGTCATAGAATTGAACATCGGGAAACATCTCGAATATATTATTATAGCCGTCAACTTTTATATGCTCGTATGGTATGTCCGTAGTACCATTTAGCCTAATAGCTATATTCTCTTTTTTATTCTTGACTGCTCGCTTAATTTCCTTGACCATCATTTGCATGAATGCCTCTCTATCTCGCAAAAAGAATTCAGTTTTATTTAACCTCCCAATGATCACATTTTCTTGAAACCCACCTCTACCACTTGTAACAAGGCAAGCTTTCTTGCATCCCTCCGTAGCTTTGGCGCATAGGTTTTTGCCCATACTATTGATGTCAGCAGGCGTACCATAAAGTATAAATGTTTTATACCCTAATTTCTCGCCCTTGATTGTTTTAGCATTATCAACGCCAAACAATGTTGTAGGTTTTTTGTATTCCCAAAATAACCCTTTCAAATAATTCTTGAAATTACTCATATGTATATATAATTAAATTGTTATAATTCTGCATCAAATCTGCAACTACCTTGCGCAATTATACAATCTCTAATTTGGATCCCAAGCTTAAGATCAGCATAGTCGGATAGCATTTCGTCGGTTAAACCAATATCTTTTAACATCTTCTCATTATAACCATTGATATATGCAAAAAATTCTTGAATCTTTTGTAGGTTATCTCCTAATGATGCTTGAATATTGTTAATTTCTTGCATCACGCCATCCAAATGGTCTTCGTCAAAATAATACTCAATATATTGGGGTTCATTTGCTTCCCCACCAAATCTACTTGCTGCGTCACTTGATTGTACTGCGAACCAAAATTTACCTTCGATGTCGCCCGTGTAATATCTACCCATAACTTTATTTTTTGTTTTTAAATTGTTTATAAAATAACACCCTAATTTATCCAACTTGCAGGTGTTTTGGCTGTCCCTATTTATAGGTTAGGAATAAACTTTTGGTAATAGATAGTCAATCTAAATAGAACCTTGTTCTATCATCAAGCCCATATGGTTATCACACCATTTCTTATCGTATTGGGCATACTATTTGGTGATTAGCCAAATCGTTTCTTTATAGCTTACTGCTAAAATACATTTTTAACTCTTCTACATCTATGTTGCTAAAATAATCTTCAACATATCTAAAAAATTCTGCTTGTTGCCCTTGCATGCCCTCCTCTAAATCTTCAAACAAGATTTTAGCTTGTCTATGTTGACCGTTATTTTTGCTTTCAAGTATATACTCGAAATAGTCTTCAATCGTTTCCATTTGTAACGATTGTAATGTTAGTATTCCTACCATAACTTTGTTTTTTTAATTGTTTAACATTTGATTTAACTCTTTTTTAATTTCTCTTGCTTTTTCGCCTTTCCATGTTTGTGCATTGGCTAAAAAATACATGATAATTTCTCTTGCGTCATCTAAATAATATTTGTCGTTTATACTATTTAAACTGCCCATTGCCTCTAAATATGGTTCTGCCCCATAGTTTACTTTGGTCCAATCTGCGCGTATTTCTTTTGCGATTTGATAAATTAGTCTCTGCATGGTTTTTTATTTTTTTAAATTGTTTATAATTTATATTTCTTCTTCTTCTTCTTGTATTCCTAAATTTTCAAATACCCATTCTGTATCAAACCATAAAATATCGTTTAGTTCTGTTTCAGATAGTCCAGATGGATATAGCTCTTCAATAAGAAAGTCAAATTCATTTTCTTTCTTATGTTTTAAAATCGTGTTTTTTGTGTCAATTGCCCCGCTCCATGCGTTGAATTCTACCAATGTGGTTTCGATGTAAATTTTCATTGTTTTGTTTCTAAATTGTTATAAAATATCGTTCTCACTAAATGAATAATAACTTTCTTTCGTAAGGATCACATGATCTATTAGTTTGCATTCTAATAAATCAAGCACACTTTTTAATTTCTTTGTGATTTGTTTATCGGGTTCACTTGGATGCAACGACCCACTTGGGTGATTGTGCGCAACCATGCAAGCACTTGCTAAACTATCAATCACATACTTTGCAATTATCTTGACATCTACAACCGTTCCCACTATACCACCTTGACTAATCTTAACATAGCCTATAGTTTGGTTTGCTCTATTTAATAGCACCAAAAAGAAGCTCTCATAAACCTCTATATCATCCCCCCAAAATTGTCGCATGTATCTTTGCGCATCGTGAGGGCTACCTATTTGTCGAACCTCTACATTTGTGGGTTCTTTCTTTAATGAATAATTTGAAATTGTCTCCATAACTACATTGAATAATTTCTTTTAAAATAAATGTATGCTTCTTTTCGGGTCATACCTATCCGATACAAACTGCATTGCGCCCGATATTCGTTCGCTCCAGTCTTTATGACATTGTCAGATTTTAGCCACCATAAAAAATTATGGTAATTTGTTAAATCTCTTTTCATCTTTTCTATTTTTTAAATGGGGTTACTACTGCATCTTGATATCCGTCATAAAATGCGTCTTCTATTAATTCCTTTTCCAATAATCTTGCCTTAAATAAAATCATTTCTATATCGTTATTATACGGGTTTTGAAATTCCGACAAATGCGCTATAAAAAAATCTACTACTGATTTGTTTGGTCTTTTTAAATTTCCAACCTTGTTAGAATTTAACCATTTTATAAAATCTTCGCTCATTTGCTTAAGTACATTAATAACCAACCATAAAACCCTACAAAAAATAGGATCACAATTCCAAAGCCTAAAATTATCTCTATAATTTCGCGCTCGTCTTCCGTGTATTTTGTCTTCATCTTACTTCTTTTTTGATTTGAAATATTCAAGTTCATCTGGCGCCAGCATATTTATATATGTCTCTATTTCTATCCCATTATCATAAACAATGCTATAAAGATTTGCGTTTTCATCATTATAAACGCTCTTAACAAAATCAACAATTTCATCCATCTCGTCAAACTCTTCACTTATAGAAAAATCTTTTGCTAATTGCTCCAAATCTTCTAAATTATCACTTGTGTATATCTCTTTATACAATGTGATTGAATACTTTTTTTCTTGTATCATGTTTTTTTATTTATGTAAATTAGCCCCTCAAATGCAATTCGATTGCCTCCACTTTTATAGGTTTGAGGGTATTAAAAAAGCCCCATACAAATTGCATGGGGCTTGTTAGTTTATCACTTGTTTTAATTCACTACCTTATTACTTTTGAGGCGCGCCAAGCCCCGCGTTTCTTGATACATTACATACCCTTACAAACGCACCGAAAAAATCTATACTTTTACAATAGATGCAAATTCGTGTTATCCCTTGCTTGAAAATAATTAAAACGCCTTACTAACATAACTCGTCGCTATGCCGTCCTATTAAATTAATAATAGATAAGCGCCCAAAGGCTTGATTTGTGATAAGCAAAGATACGCGTTTAAGCTACGAAAATAGTCGAGGGTGTTCAAGTCTCTTAATGCTAATATGGAGCGAATAGCGTCGCATAAACTATGCCTTTCGGCTTTTCTATTTTCAGCGCCCCTTTGCCGTATGCAAAGGGTAAAATTGAGGGCGTAATAGGTTGCGAGCCTATTTAATAACGCGTATACGCCCTATTGTATTAATTTGAGCCTACAAAGGTAGTTAAGCCCAATTCCGCGCGTATAGCTTGATAATGAGCCTCGCGAGCCTCGCGCAATGATTTGCGTTCGAGGGCTTTCAATTCCGCTTGCGCGCTTGATAGGTTGCGCGCTTCGTATATTTTTTGACGCTCCTTTAAAGGCAAGGCATTAAAATTGGCTCTATTCAATTCGGCTTCAAGGCGTTTCTTTTCTTTTCTATCGGCTTCCGCTATGCAATGCGCGCCACCAATTTCTGACGGCTTCATAAGCCTATTTTCGTCAGTAATTTCTTGCGTTAATTCAAACAATGTCTGAGCCAATTCGCGCGCGCTTGTATAGTCATTATTCAAGCGAAAAGGAAAAGCGAATTTTTCAACGCCCCTAATTTCCGTTATAAATTTTTCGGCTAATACTAAGCTATCAAATTTAAAAACGGCTTCCTCGCTTTCTATTGTTATATAGATATCTTTATTTGATTTTACGCCTAAATTGCGCCCATGCTTGCGCGCTATCTTATATAGCGTGTAAAACTTGTTAACAATACCGCCTATTAATTCTTCAAGGCTAATTTCATGCGCTTGTTTAGATACCTCGAAGTTTTTTAAGGTATACTCAAAGCTTGTGTTTTTTGCGTCGTCTAATTGATAAAAAGAAACCGCGAAATTTGTTGTTAATTTTTCCATGATATTTATATATATAAAATTGTTTAAATTGATTAGCACCGCGCTAATCATAAAACGAACATAATACTATATATTTAATTTTTATACCATACTACTTAATTTAGAACCAATCTAAATAGGCCAGAATCGCTGGAATAGCTATAAACACTACTATTTGAGGGCTTATTTAGAATTAATCTAACTTTTATCCATACTATTAATAAAGCCTAAATAAGTAAAAATATAGCTAAAATGTAGGTATATGCAGTAAAGGTATATTTATCGTTTTTGATAGTCAATAGAGAGTAAATTTAGGCGTAAAAAAATACCACAAATTAAGCCCAAAAAAGAGACACAAAAGAGACAAAAAACAAGGGCAAAAAATAGCTTAAAAAAAAATAGCCGTTTGCCTGGTCAACTCTTTTGATCACAAAAATTATATATATATTTTTTACATGCAAGGGGAGGGGAGGGGCTATAGTATACCAAAAAAAAGGGGCGCGAAGTTCTACTTAACATAATGATAATTATAAGACAAAAGGAGCGCTTTGCCCTTTGCCCTATTAGCGCCAAAATTACAGGAGGGCTTGAAAAAAAATAAAGCGCTTAAAATAGGTGTACACGGGTAACGGGAATTTAATTCCCATACCGACGCGCCACCCCCCGATCAGGATGGATAATCCCCACCTCTACTATTCACAACTTTTTTAAAAATTTTTTAAAATTTAAAATTGTGGAAAAACTCTACCGGTAACACGTGGTAACACAAAGTGCCCCTACATATATCTAAACCCAATATATACCAGTTACCATGTTACCAAGAAGAAAAGAGTTTTAATTTTTAATATATATAATATATATAATATAAGGGGTAATATAATAAGATATATCAAATCGCAAATTACCATGGTAACCTGGTAATTGTTGGAATGGAGCTTGGAAATGCGGATTGCGTTACCAGCAGTACCGGTCCGTTACCAGGTGATAAAAAAATTTTATATTACTAATATTATTATATATATTTGTGCAATCACTAATCAGGTTAAGGTATGATTGACGAAGAAGTATACGAACATAAATCTAGGAAAGATCAGGTTCGAGAATATTATGAAAAGTTTGGTGCGAGCATACCGGATATGGTTCGCACATTTGGAATAAAGGAGCAGATGATTCGCATGCACTTGAAGGGGATATATAAATCTACTAGGAGTGTGGTGCGTAGTGAGGAGATTCTTGAGATGCACAAATTAGGGATGACGGATTATGCAATTGCAAAACACCTTGGGGTTACTAATCCAACGGTTAAATGGCACTTGGATAAACATTATGCTTTGATGGGGATTGCTAGACCGGTAGCGAAAAGGGCTTTTATTGAAGCTGCAAGGAGAGAGATAATTAATTCGGATATGGATATACAGGATAAAATGATACAAATTGCAGGATTAGAAAAAAAATATATAGACCAAATAAACTTATGTACACATTAAGAGAAGTACCAAAGAGGGATCGCCTCACAAAAACGACAAATTTATTTTTAGGGGACCGATATGCTGTTTTATGGCCGGGGAATGACGAGCATAAAAAACTTGCTGGAAATTGGGATGGCATGATAATTGTTTATGATGGGAATACGGTTGTTAGACTTAACAAAGATTATAACTATTACATCATGACCCCAGGAGGGGTGACATTTGAAAAGGTGCAGTAAAACTAAAAATATGACACCAACAGAAAAAGCATTAGAATTAGTAGAAAAATATTTTGATACTTGTCATAAGTCAAGCGACCTTGAATTAAGTTGGAAAGTATGCAAACAATGTGCATTAATAGCAGTAGATGAGATATTAGGTCAATTTAGATGGAGACCATCTGATGGCTTATCATATTGGGAAGAAGTTAAACAAGAAATTGATAACCTTTAAACAACAAACAAAATGAAAGAATTAGAATATATTTATGTGAAGAATGTAACGCATAAGTTTGAGGACAGGACAACAACGCGTAACGAGATTAAAGATATTATTGATTGGGGTGGATATTATATTGTGATTTTATATAGAAGTGAACCAATTACTTATAGTAAATCAAGTTTAACACCTTGCTTAAATTATTATCGTTGTTATGGAAATCTTACCCCACGCAATCCTGAAAAAGATGCCTTAAAGCAACAGATAGAGGAGAAAGAAAAAGAGTTAAAAGAATTAAAAGATAAATTAAACAAATTATAAACTTAAACAACAAACAAAATGAAAACAAAAGAAGAAATAATACAAATTATTGAAAGTAAAAAAGATGATAAATTATTTAAGCAGAAATGTAGAGAAAATTTGGTCTGCTATGTATGTGGAAATGATTTAGAGTATAAATTTGAAAAAATATCATTTTTTAATACTAACCATTATTTAATGTGTAAAGAAGATGCGGCACACTATTTAGAATTAATAACTCCAGAAAGAAAAAAATAAAACATTTAAAAAATAAACAAAATGAGAAAAGTATCAGTAAATGGTAAAATAGGATTCACAACATCCGTAATACCACACAGAAGTGGTAAATATCCAATATGGTTTGAAAAGTCAGACGGGGTAGTATTTGTGCATAGCAATAAAGTTAAATTCTTATAAGTGGACAAAATGGAAAAACAAACAGCAGTAGAATGGTTAATTGACCAAATATTAGTTGAATATGATACATATTTTAATGAAGAAGGAGATTTAGTTGATAAGCCAATTAATCAATTTTTTAATGCTTATAAAAGTAGTGTTAATTTAATAGAATATGTTAAACAAGCCAAAGAAATGGAGAAGCAACAAATCATCAATTGCTATAATCAATCGTGGCATTTTAGATATAAGCCATACGAAACAGCAGAAAAATACTACAACGAAACATTTGGAAAATAATTTCCAATTTTAGCGTTATGGTGGAAAAAATAGGCGCAAAGCAAGAAAAATAGGCGCAATAGTGGAATAAACGAAATGGTATAGGCGCAATAACTTCCATTTTTAATAGAACGCAAAATAGTCAAGTGTTGGCAGTCTTATCTATCGGGGTTCGAATCCCACTAGAAACGGTGATAGAACGGATACAGGTTCGAGTCCTGTCTTGACTACAAATAAGGAAAGCAACGGGCAACCTTATAAAAAAATGTAGCCGTATTTATACGCATTTATACAAATAATAACCCTTTAAAAGGGATAATTATATGTGTTTTTGTGCTTTATATGACAAGTTAAGTGCATGAAACGTTACTAAAAAATTATGCAAACATTTAACAAGCACCAATAAAACATTTAACAAACCAAAACCTTTCGGTCTTAAGGTAAACCGAATTAAATTATGAATACAACTGAAACATTAACAACTAATTGCTTACCCAAGTTTAGAGAAACTAAACAAATAAAAGGATGGTATTGTTTATCAAGTAAGACAAAAAATAATTGTACTGCTTTTGCGACTTATAATAAGCCGAATTTTATTAAGAGATTTTTAATGAAAACATTATTAGATTTTTATTGGGTAAAAGAATAACTTAAACGACAAACAAAAGGGAAATGAAAACATTTAACACTAAAAGTAAAACAAGTCTAATGACAAGTCCATTATTAATATCAGAACAAAATGTTGTTTTTTTAAAAAATAATGGGACAAAAGAGCTTTTAAAACTTTGTGAAAACGGAGACATTTTTGTAAATGGCAAACTTGTAGAAAATGACAAAGAAGTTGTTGATGGTTTGCGAGAATTTTTAAAAGGGCAACAAACATTTAACAAAATGGAAAAACAAACGGCATTAGACTTTTTATTAACAGAATTAGATATAGATAAATTAATAAGTAGGGAAAATTTAACAATTGCAGCAGAGGTTGTAAGACAAGCCAAAGAAATGGAGAAGGAGCAAATGAAAGATGCTTGGGATGATGGTTTATTTGGTAAAACAGATAATTTTAAACAATACTACAAAGAAATATTTGGAGGTAAGCTATAATATGACAAACAAAGAAAAATGTAAGCCTTTAGATTGACTTTGGAAAATAATATCTAATTTTAGGCTTATAGTGGAAAAAATAGGTGCAGAGCAAGAAAAATAGGCGCAATAGTGGAATAATATATCTTTGTAGCTCAAAAGTGAGCCGTATTGATACGCATTTATACGAATAATGAGCTTTAAAAGGGATAAATATATGCAATTAAGGTTGTTATATGACAAGTTAATTTCCCAAAATGGGAACTAATATAAAAAAATGAAAGACGAACATAAAGAGGTACTTATCGCGGTCTTGATGGAGGTTTACAATAAGACTGAAAAAGAGATATTGAGAGAAATCAGGCTTGCTGGTGATGACTGCAGGGAGATGATGGTATTACAGATGTGTATGGAAAGAGTGGCTGAACTGTGAAAAAATCATTATCTTTGCAAAAATGAAAAAAATCGCCTCATATTTTTTGATTTTATTTAGAATTCACTATATTCCCAAAAAGGATAAGCTGAAAACTTATAAAATCATGAAGGGGATTTATAAAAGATGGGATTGTGAGCCGGTTGTGGGGATGTGCGCGATACTAAAGGTGCATGGTGATTTGAAGCACTATAAAGATATGTACTATTTATACCCTGAGCTATTTATCCACGAGCCAAAAAAACAATTTAAAAGGCAAGTTCATTGGTTTCACTTGTTTGGTAATGGAGTTAAGAAAAGAATTGAAATTTTAGAGAAAGCTATTAAAATTTTACAAAAATGAACGAGAGATTAAGAAAAATAAAAGAGGAGCATGGAGTAGAATGCTCATGTTCTATTTGCAGAAGTCCGGAAGAGTCGGCTATCTATTGGATAGAAAAGCTTGAGGACTTGCAAGCCGAGGCCGACTACGAGCATGATGATCATAGAAATTTTGAATAAAAAAAACCCACTTGTTAGTGGGTTTTTTGTTTAGAAGTCTAATGGTTTCGGTTCTAATGCGTAGTTAATGGTCCCGGCTCTTTTGAGTACTACTCTATATACCCTAGGCTTAGTGCCATCTTTTTGCGTTACTCTCTGTTCGGAGAAGCCCAACTGTTTTAAAGCGCGGGGAACGTTTTTGATATCCAATCTGACACCTGATGCAGATAAAGTTGTTTGAACGTGCTCGGCAATCCTTGATGCTGTTAAATGCACTTCTTCTAGATGAGGGTAATCCTTTGGATGACCAATGGCTTCCATTACAAATTCAAAGTCCGATGTTGTTGTTTCGTATTTTTTGTTTTGTGAATCTCTGAATGCTTCTTCTTCTGGTGTTAATTGAAAATTGAATCCTAATTTGTAAAGAGCATATGCTTGAGACCACACTTTGTGGATATCAATCTTTTGTACTCCTGTATGGAAGTTATTATATGAATGGTCAATCTCATCTATTTCAAAGCATAACCAACGAGTGTTTTCTGTATCGGTTAAGAATTGAGTGGTATTGGTTGAACCCCAGAAAGAACATCTACGAGGTTGCTCCTCTTCATCTTCGGCATAGGCTTTACGCTGCTTGATGGCTTTCTTTGAGATGATTGCTTTTAATGCATTAATTTCAAACCCACGCGCACCCGATAACTCTTCTAGGTTATAGATAAAGTTTTCTGATAGACGGATAATAGAATCTTTGTCATCTTTTAATTTCTCATCGGTATAGTACTTGCTTCCAAATGGATTTAAAAATTTAATGAATGTTGACTTACCGGTGTTTTGTTTCTCTCCTACTAAAACCATTACGATACGGTTTTCAAGATTTGATATCGAGCAAGGGATTGAACGTACTAATGCTTTCTTAAATTGATTAACAAAGAACTCTTGGTTATTTGTTTGGATGTGATTTGCTAAATCTGCAATATGGTCCGTTACGCCATCCCATTTAGGAAGGGATTCAAAATACTCTCTGAATGGATCGTAATTTTGTACAAAGTCTGAACGAAGGAGTGATTTGATTTTATCTAAAGGGTAGTTGAATCCTCTCTTGCACGCATCACGATAAATAGAATCGGCATTTACTTTAACAAACTCTACTTCCTTTTTTAATTTTACTTCTGATTTTTGGGTGATGATGTTTCTACGGAAATCATATTTAGCTTCGAGATACATCTCCATTTTTTCAATGGCTGGTTTTTTATCGTAGTTGAATAGTGCTTCGTACTTTTTGTATAGATATTCTACCTCTGCTTTAAGGGTATAATCATTTGCTCTTTTAGAACGCTCTGCTAGAAATTTATATTCGTTCTCGGTAAAGTATAGACCTGCTTTTATTTTTGCCAAGACATATTCTTGGATTTCTTTTGAGACACTAATCTCTGGTGTTTCACTTTCCTGCTGTTGGGAGTTTTTTTTTCGAGGGGAGATATCTAAGCCACAATCCTTGGCTAGACCAAAAAATGTTTTATAGGTGATCGAATTTTCGAGCCCCCCGCGCTTCCCATTTAAGCATCGGTCATATTGTAGGTCTGTATCTTTTACATCATATAAATCGTTGAACTGAGAGATGCGATGAAAATAATCTCTACCATCCTCGCCAAGACCATCTGCTAATGCAAATCCAATATCTCTCCAATCTTTATATCCACAAGTAAGGTCTAATTTCGTTTCTTCAATTTGTCTAACAACATACTCAACATCGTGGGCAACATCGGTTGTGGGAGCAATAGTTTTAACATCGCGCTTGCGCTTACGATCAAGATACTGCTTAGTTGGCTTATAAGTTGGCCTATTATGAAAATCATCAGGGTTAATTAAATATAAATCTTCGTCATAAGAAACAAACCTTAAACGAAGCTGGTCTCCTGTTCCTGTATCTATGGATACACTTAAATTTTCTTTTAATTCATTCTCTATAGAACGGAAACAATCCTCGTGCTGTTCAGGGTTTATTTTAACTACAAATGTTAAGCCTTCTCCTGATACTGATAAAAATGCGCAGATAACTGCAGGAATTTGCGAGATTGATTTTTTAAGGGCAATGAAATCTTCTGTTGTGTTAAGATGGTCATTACCTTTAGAATCAATATCAATATTTAATAACCCTGAGTGCTTGACAATATTTTCAGTCTTGCGGTAATCTCTCACTAATGCTGAGATTGTTAGCGCGGGTAAATTTTCAATTTTAAACCTGTCCCTATCTTTTTTGATTTCGATACTACGAACGGAATTTACAATTTCTTTGTATTTACCGTTTTTAATATTTAGCATCTCATCGAAGAAATCAACTTCGTAAGGGATAACACCAGGAACCATCTGTTCCGTTTTTGAAGAATACTTTGGCTTGTAAGCCGAGATTTTTAGATTCATATATATATTTATTTTATTCGAGGGGCTGTAAAAGTACTAATTCATTTTGACATCTGAAAACTATTTTGCCGGATTTTAATTCCACACTATAATATTTCATTCCACAGGGGAATATTTCTATTTCGATAATCTTGCCCGGTGCTGATTGCTTTGGGTTTTCTTTATCAAAAATTTTTGCTTTAACTTCGTCTCCGATGTTTAAGATAATGTTGCTGCCAGCCATGTTGGTATCCTTTTAATTTTCCATATTGATTAAACGCTTCGGTCCCTCTTTCTAATAATTGGTGAACCATCCAACCTATTTTATATTCTTTTATTGTTCTAATTAATTCTAATTCTTCGATGGTCATTTGTGAAAATCTTTTATTGAGTAACTCTTGAGGAATCTCAGGAAGTTTCTCTTTAATGATTTCTACAATACCTTCGCTCGTTGCTAACTTCTCTCTGTCTGTTGGGAATTCAAACCCGCAGAACTTGCATACTTTACTTACGGCAGGAATTAAACATCCACACGCAGGGTTCAAACATTCTTTAATAGGGGCTAATCCTTTTTTACCTGAACCCTTCTTTTGAGGGGTAAGAGTCCATTCTCTCACATCGTCATACCATCCGTGCTCTAGGATGTTTGACCCCATGTCAATTATATTAAAGAACTCTTTGTTTGGAAGCGGTCTAGAACCACGACCAATCATTTGCAAATATAATGCTAGGGATTTAGTTTTCCTATTTAGTATAACTGTCTGAATTCCGGGGAAATCATAACCTTTTGTTACAATACCTTGGTTAACTAAAATCATGGCATCACCTCTTTCGAATTGTTCAAATGCATCACGACGTTCTTGCTCAGAACATAATGAGGTATCGGATACCACGAATACTGCTTTGATACCTCTTTCATTAAATTCTCTAGCTGTTCGGATAGTGTGATCAACATTGATACAAAAACAAATAGCTTTTGTATTTGGGGTATGCTCTTGGTAGGCATCAATCATTCCGGCATACATTGTTTTCTTGTCAAACTTTTGAAATAGTTCATCGGCATCGTAATCATCTCCTCGCGTCTTTAGTTTGCCGAAATTTTCCCAAGCGCCAAAATACTTTGCGTTAACTAAGAATCCTTTGTCGATAAGTTCATTGATTTCTATTACCTCAACCATATCGTGATAAAACTCGGATAGGTTAAATTTAGATGTGGAGATAGGGGTAGCTGTTAAGCCTACTACAAATGAGTTATCATAAATGTGATTATTTAATACTCTGCTAAATGCATTAATATGTGCTTCGTCAATAATCACTAAATCTGCTTCAGGCATATTCCTGCGATTTAATGTTTGGATGGATGCTACATAGCAAGGGGCAATCTGACCTTTCCAATTAGGGTTAATCATCATTGGATTAATGCCGTTCCTTTTTAAATGGGTTTGTGCTTGAGTCATTAACTCCCAGCGGTCTGCGATGATTAGGACACTTCGTCCTCTTTTTATGGCTTCTACGGCCATATAGGTAAATACTACTGATTTCCCCCCACCTGTGCTTAGTCTAAATACTACTCTTTTTTTGCCTTCTTTAAACTTTTCTTTGATACGGACAATTGCCGTTGATTGATATTCTCTTAATTTCATACGGCACAATAATACAAATTTTGTGCCAATAATAAAATATGTTATATTTGTAATGTATGGAAACTGGCGTATTAGCATTTATGAATCACGTTAAAAAAGAATGTGAAGCCTATGAGGTTCAACTCTGTATCCGTAAGGGCAAGTATGTTGTCCTAAATAAAAAAAACCAATGTAGCGGATATTTTGATCCTGAAGAAGGGAAAGAAAGATTAGTCGTTGCAAGTAATCGAAAAGATTTCCTATCCATTTTAGTCCACGAATATGCACATCTGACACAATGGGCTGATAACTGCTATGAGTGGTATAACTATGGCGAATCCTATAATTTAGTGGATGAATGGTTAGGTGGGGAAGATGTTCACAATATCGGAAGGCATTTAAAAAGGGCTATGCTAATCGAGCTTGATAATGAGAAGAGATCAGTAGCATTGATTAAAAAATTCAAATTACCTATAGACATTGATGATTATATCCGAAAGGCTAATTCGTATATGTTTTTTTGGTTATACTTAAAGTACACGAGGTCTTGGTCTAAAGCCAGCAATAGTCCTTATAATAATAAAACAATCATATCTAAAATGCCAAAGCGTTTTTTGAAAGAGTATAAAATGACAGAGCGAATAAAACAATTATATTTCAATGAAGGCATCTGAGTTAAACCTGCAAGGGACTTGTTATCAATGGGCATACAATACATATCAGGAAGTTAGAGGTATATTGCACCATATCCCAAATGGGGGTAAGAGGTCAATAGTCGAGGCTGCTCAATTAAAAGCTAGTGGAGTTGTTATGGGAGTTTGCGATTTATTTTTACCTTTGGCGCGAAGGAGCGCTCATGGCTTATATATTGAGATGAAGCTACCGGGCGAAAAGCTTAGAGCGGAGCAGGTAATGTTTGCTGACAAAGTTTCCAAAAATGGATACTTTGTGTATCGTATTGATAATGTAGAAGAGTTTAAAGGATTAATAGAGTGGTATTTAGGTCACCATGAAATAGAACCTAGTCAATGTAAATTTTTATAATATGGTAAAGAAAATGTTTAATGAGTACCTTTTAATCAGAAGAGATGAAGGGGTCAAACAAATTGGAACAATTGAATTATTGGACACTACAGTAGAGCGTCCTTTTTCTGGGACAGTAGTGTCTTCTTTTGATGAATCTGAAGTTGCAATTGATATTAGGATTGCATACCAAAGAAATGCTGGTACTCCTATCTTTGTTGAAGGAGAAGAGTATTGGGTAGTTAGAAAGGTTGATATTATCTGTGAACTATAATGCCTTATATAGCAGATTTGACTATACTAAAATCAGGTAAACTTCAAGGCGTAGTGAATGTAATAGTTTCTTCAGATGACATTAATGTTATCCGAAAGGACAACCTAACGAGAGCGGTTAGGAGATTTACTACTGCCAAGAAGGTATCTGATTTCAATGGTTACACAATAGGCGAAATAAAAAGCATCCGACAGGTGGTTGGATTATAATTGACATATGGGCCTGACTGGAATCGATCGGGCAAGTAAGTATTATAGACAGGGAGTGGTGACAAGCTTTTGTTACAAACAATTAAATGGCAAACCTGAATTATCGAGTGTAGGTATCGAGGATATCCTTGCTCACGTTGAAGCTAATACTGTAGAATACAAGTTAGCAGCCTAATTTTGAGTTTCTTGGAACTTTAAACCAAGTGGTGGAGCGGTTGTTCTAAGCAACCCCAATAACCTTGTAAAAACTCTATAATATAGATGTGCATCGACACGAGAGTTCGAATCTCTCCAGGTCCACTAATGATTTGGATTTGTTTTTTTCGTATATTTGTATATGGCAAAAGTAAAATCATCAGCGAAAGCTGCAAAGGCAGAAAAGGTAAACTTTGGAAAGAGAAAAACCGGCCGTGCTGCTAAGGCTAAGAATAAGCAGCAGAAACCTTATAATAGACAAGGAAGATAATGGCAAAGCAAGTTGAAAAATCTAAAATGAAGTGTAACTCTCCAAAGAGTACACCATCTCATCCAAAGAAATCTCACGTTGTAAAAGCTTGTTCTGCAGGCAAGGAAAAAGTGATTAGATTTGGTCAGCAAGGTGTAAGTGGCTCTCCTAAAAAAGCAGGAGAATCTGAAGCATCTAAGAATAGAAGAGAATCGTTTAAAGCTCGTCACGGGGCAAATATTGCTAAGGGTAAAATGTCTGCGAGCTGGTGGAGTAATAAAGTTAAATGGTAAAAGAAAATGGCAATTAAAAGGAAAACATTATTAGTTGAAAACACTCCTGCTAAAGCAGCCGCTAAAGCCGCTGTAAAAGCAGCCGCTTTAAAAGCTGCTGCTAGAGATGTTTCTAAAGGTGTAGAGGCTACACCTATTGAAGTGTCAGACCCTAAAGATCCAAGGTTAAAAAGATATAGCGATAGTTTAGATGTTTACAATACAGGTAATCGTGTAAAAGGTGAGTTTATGAATTATCATAATAGTTTACCAAAATCTTCAAAATCAGATAATAAAGAAAAATCAACATATAATGTTGTAAGTATTAGTGAAAAGGATTATCGTAGTAAATATGCCCCATTGAGAAATAAATATACAAGTTATGTAAAAAAACTATCAGAAGGTAATATAAAAGCAATACCAAATACTAATGATAGAATTGGTATAAGAGTAAAGAGAGCAAATGGAACAGGTGATAGGGGATCAGGATATTTATATGATTTTAAAAAACCTACACAACCAATAAAATTAAAAAAACCTATAGTTAAAAGACCAGGTGAAAGAATAGTTGCAGATAATGCTTCAGGGGGTGGATATCCTAATATAGACAATGTTTATATTAATAATAGACTTGATTCAATTCAAAACCAAGCTGGGGAAAGATTGAAGTATGGTACAAAGTTTACAAGAGAGTGGCAATACAGAAAGAAAAAATAATTTAAAAAACAATAAAATGGCAATATTTAAAAAGACAACTGCAACTAAAGCTGCAGAAATGTCTAAGAAAACAGGAAAGCCTGTTCAAATGATTAGGTCTAAAGGTGTAAAGACTATTGTAACAAAACCTAAGTCACTTACAGTTGATTCTATCCCATCTAAAAAGCAAGTCCCAATGACTGTTAAAACTTTCAAAGAAGGCAAGATGGTACAAAAGGAAAAGGCTAGTAAAAATTTATTTCTTAACCCTACTACAAAACTAAAGCAAAAGTCAGCTGATGGATCTAGTTTAAAAATTTCAAGAGTATTAAAACCTTCAGATACTCTTGATGTTAGAAAATATAAGACTACAAAATCTGCAAGTGGCGTGAAAAATAAATACGAAAATGGAGAAGTATTGTATAAGTTTGGTAAAGAAGATTTAAAGGCTATTGGTACAGGGATGGCTGCAGTTGGGGCATTATCTAAAATCCCACGTTTAATTACTGGTAAAAAATAAACAATTTTTAAAAACAATAAAATGGCAATCGTAAAAAAAACAACAACCGTAGTAGCAAAGCCTGCTGCAAAACCTATGATGAAAAGGTCCCCTATTGTAGCTAAGTCTACTACCATGGAAAAAATTGGCGGAGCTGATTGGAAAAAAGATTCTACTAAATTTATGAAAGCAAGTGCTGTTTTGGACTCAAATTCATTTAGAGCATTAGCAAAAAAACCTGTTGTAAAAGGACCTAGAATAGATGCTGCTAAAAAAACTGTTTCTGATATTTCTAGTAAATATGACAAGAATATGGATAAATCAATGAAGTTGAAATCTCCTGCTTTTGAAGCAAACAACAAACTTGCTAATTCTAATTTTGTTAAAAATAAATTAAAAGTAAAATTCATAGATTTCTACGGTACTGATTATCCTAAAATGCCAAAGTCAAAGAAAAAATAAGTAGTAAAAATACTACCTTTTATGAGTAATATATTATTAGTCAAGTATTATTATTATAGTTTAATGAGAGCGTCTAGGCGCTCTCATATTATAAACAACACCTTATATGACAGAATCAACCCAGAGTTTGAATGATTTTGTAGTTTCTGAAGCTTACTTTAGAAAGAACATTGATCCGGAAGGAGATGCTATTTTAAAAGAACTTGGGTTGCCTACAAAGGAAGCATCGTACGAAGAGACTTGGGTTAGATATGCTATTCGTAAAGAAGAGATATGCGAGTTTAGGGAGTATGTTCTAAAGGAGAATTGTACTCTTGTGATGTTGTATTCTGGTCGGGATATTGTTCTTCGAATTCCTTTTGATAGTTTTCTTCAAGCTGTTTCGCAAAGCGGTTCTTTCGTTTAGTAATTGTCCATTTTATATTTTCCAACCTTGGGGCATAGGCCTGTTGCCCATCTACTTCTACTATTTGTGCAAGAAGCTTTTTGGGGTCTTTAATTCTAAATTTGTTTTTATGAGGTACTTTATATCGCACATTGTGGTTAATAAGCATTCTCATTTTGGAAGCATTCCATATATCTGCATCAAATAGGGGATGGTTTTCTACATACTCATATGCGCCTTCTGGTTTGATGTGGTCGAATGACCGGCAAATTGAACGGTCTGTAAAGAATTGTTTATTGTAAGAAAACTCTCTTCCATAATCCATTGGTATATACCTAGATACCTTCTCCTTGCCTACTTTTGTAATTGTACACAATCTAAATTCATGCGGAGTGCAGGCAAAGCATTTGTAGTATTTTTCGGTTATATTAAAAACAATATAAGGGGGAGCTAATGTCTTTTTCCTACAGAGAATATCACCTACGCTAATTTTCATACTATTATTTGTATATTTGTATTATTACAAAGTTAATTAAAATGTTCGATAAGATAAAAGAGGCATTTGGTATAAAAGAAAAAAAGCAAGCCTCGCAGAAAATTTACTTTCATGGAGTGTCAGCTATTAAGGCTGTCCCGTTTATGGAAGGGGAAGAAAAGTTGATTATGTCAGGATATGTTCCTGATATGATTGTTTGGTTGCAAACTAATTGCACATATGACGGATGGATTAACATCAATATTGTCCCTAAAAAAGATAAGACTGAAACGAGATCACACGTTGCGTATTTAAATGAGAGATTAACAAAGAATGAAAAAACTGATAAAGCCGAGAAGACCGACGTTCCCGCTTGAGTTCCCTGATGTATTTAGGGAGTATATAAACAAGTTAGATAAATATGTTGAAGCCGTAGAGCAAAGAAAATACGAGCCAACTATTTTGATGAAGAAGGAAAACGAGAAGTTAAAGAAAATCATTAAACTCAATAGAATGGGTATTAATGTTCCTGAAGGGAAAGAAAATAGGCTACATATTCCTAAGCCTCAAATAAAAATCCTAAGACCATTAGACTTTGTAATCAAGCAAGAAACATTCGATTTACTATCTTTTGATAGCTTCTTTTCTAAAAAACTAAAAATAGTTCATGTTAGGGATTTGCATCGAATGTTAAAGATGGCTAAGATGTTTATGTCTCCGGACAATAAATATGACTACCCATCTACGATATTGATGTTGTATGCTTTGTCATTGGAATACTTTACTAGGGATGGTGTTCGTGCTCTTTTAGCTCATTGTGTGAGTGAGAATAAGTCCGACAGGATATTATCTTTTTTAGTAAAGAATGAATACATTGCTTACAATTATGATTATCGGGTTAAAAGAAAATTGTTTTTTATTACAACAAAAGGGAAAGAGGCAACGACTAATTTTTTCAAAGCATATAAAGAATACGAATTAAATATAAATTTTTATGAACCTAATTTCAGATGGGCTTTTAGTAAAGCCGAAGGACCTAAACGAGAAAAGTACACATTCGCTAGGCAGTACAAGCATTTATATGGCAAGCCATTTCAGGCACAATTTGAGCGAACGAAATCCGTCAACAGCTATCATCGTGAACGCGCCTCAACAGAATCCTCTGAATCTTAAAGATGGGGATGAGGTAATTGTACATTACCTTACATTTTTTGACCATAGTTATGAGATGCATAGAGGTATTATGTTTGGCGAAGAAAGGTTGTGGCCGATATCTTATTATGATGTATTTGCTGTAATTAGAGATGGTGAGTTGCATTCTGTTGGGGAATATGTTATAGGAGAGCAAGTTTTTGAAAAAGAATTTACATCAAGTTTTTTAATACTTCCTGATGGAGTTGGTGATAAAGTTAATGAAAGGCAGGCTGTTGTTTTGCATCCTGCGGATGGAAATAAAATTGGATTAGAGAGGGGTGATAAAGTATTATTGCTACCTTATTCAAATTATAAAATAGAATACGATGGTAAGGTATACCTTCGATTTAGAGAAAGTGAGGTTATTGCATTATGTCGTTAATAGATAAAAATATACGTTCAGGAGATAAAACAGTTGATGATTATATTGAGAGGTTAGAAACAATGTTTAACTTTTCTAATTTGTATCGATTTATTATGGCTGCTAATGAAGTGGCCGGAGTGATGGCAGACGATATGAGTAAGATTGCTCAAGGCAAGAAAGATAAGTTAAAAATATTATCTGACGATAAGGACGATAAGTTTACTGAAAGGCTTACAACTATTTTAAAACAAGTAGACGTAATTAAGAAAATATCAGCTGAAGCCGATTTGTTAATTGCCGCTGGTAAGGTTGAAGACCCTAAGAAAATAAAATTAGAAAGTGATTCTCCTGCTATAGAGCAGTTGATGCAGCATGCTAAGAAAAATAAATTTTAATGATTCCAAAGTCAGTCACAGTTAATGGATTAATTCTTAATTTCCCTGAATATAAACAGGGAGAAGAGATTTTATTTAAAGACAAATCTATTGAAAATCAAATATGGGAGAGACAACCTGTGCCGGAACATTTCGAAGATGGTTGGTGGGAATCTCCAAATGACGAACAAGTTCAATGGTTCTTAAAAGAATTAGATAGAATTTTAAATGGGGTGTGGATTAGTGTTAATGGTGAAGTATTGTGGCTTACAGGGATTAATTATTTTTATCTTAACTATTGGATTTTAGATACAGGTGAATACCCTAGATACAGGATGTCCGATGTTCGGTTCTATTGGTGGTGGGCTATTTGCGAAGCTAATCCTAGATGCCTTGGTACAATCTTTACAAAGTTTCGTCGACAAGGCGCATCGTCTAGAGGTGCATGCATTAATATATATTACGCGATTACTGAATCAAATATAAATTGTGGTATTGTTTCTAAAACAGGAGATGACGCGAAATCTATTTTCACAGATATGGTTGTAAATGGATTTAAGCAATTAGAGGACTTCTTAAAGCCTCAATCTGCAGGTACGGATAAGTCGGCCAAGGAACTTGTTATAGCAAAGCAGGGAGAGCGTATGACTAAAACAAGACGTATTGTTGGTAAGCAGGGAGGTTTGAATAATAGAATAGATTTTAAACCTACGGCAATCAACTCGTATGACGGTAAGAGATTACGATTCTTATTTGCTGACGAGACTGGTAAGTTCCCAAAAGATGTTCCATTCGATAAATATTGGTCCGTGGTTCGAAGGTGTTTGGTAGAGGGTGTTCGTAGAAGAGGTATGGCTTATGTTCCATCAACTGTCAATGAGATGGATAAGGGAGGAGAATCTTTTAAGAAGGTTTGGGATGCATCAAATCATTTAGTAAAGGAATGGGAAGAGATTACTGCATCAGGTTTGTTAAAGTATTTTCAACCTGCTTTTGATGGATTTGAAGGTTATATCGGAAAGTATGGAGAATCTATTATTGATACGCCAACTCCTGATCAATCACAATATTTAAAAGAAATTGGATGCCCCGACCCAAAAATAGGAGCAAAAGAATATCAAACAAAAGAAAGAAAAAGATTAATGAATATGGGTGATGAGGAAGCTTTGTCGGAGTATATCCGTCAGTTCCCGCATGTTGAGCGCGAAGCTTTTTATAAAGTAGCGTCTGACTCGCATTTCAATCCAATGCATATTAATCAGCAATTAGAAACAATTGAAGAGGTTAAGATGAAACCTAGAAGGGTTAATTTTATTAGAGATACTGTTACACAAAAAGTAAAGATAATGGAAGCTCACGATGGCAGGTGGCTTGTTGTTTGGGATTTTCCAAGCTCTAATCTATCTAATAACTGTTCTAATAGAAGAGGGATGCTTGAGCCTTTAAATACAAGAGACTTTGCGATGGGTTGTGACCCATTCTCTCATACCATTACATCAGGTAAGGGCTCTATGGCTGCGGCATTTATACACAGAAAGTTTACTCCGCTAGATGTAGCAAATTCTGACATGCCGGTTGCTATGTATTGGGCTCGTCCAAAAGGTAAGCATACTGTTTTCTCTGATTGGGCTCTTGCCGCTGAATATTATGGGTGTAAAATAGGTGTCGAGGAAATTAACGATGAGTATTATTCTTGGTTTACAGAAAACCAATTAGATAAGTTTTTGATTTGGACTCCGATGGCATTGTCAAGAACAAACCAAAATAAAGCAATTAAACCAAGACCAGGTATCCCTGCAACTTCTCAAAAGGCTATTGAATACCATTTAACCATAATGGTTGAGTATATGCAACAAAATCATAGTAAAGTTTGGTTTAAGGAATTATTAGAGGATATGATGGATTTTGATGTTGAGAATAGAACCATATTTGACTTAACTATGGCATTTGGATATTCGCTAATTTCAGCAAAAGAGATGGATGCGCGCCCGGTTGCAGAGGCAAAATCATTACAAGCTTTGATACCAACTTATAAATTAGATGGGGGCAGTAGGTTTTGATATTATTTTTTTTCGTATATTTGCTTACGACTCATACTTTGATTTAGTCTAAATAAAAACTATATTTGTTGCATGGATTATTCAGCAAGGGCTTTTCCAAGTCCAATTGAACCAGATGAAGTAAAGAAAACGAATGAATACGGTGTTCGTGTGGCTAAGGCTGCGTATGCTCCATTTGACTTATCTAATCAATATATCATTGCCAGAAACTTACGTTTTATGGAAAATGATTTATTTTTTCAAGGTAATCAGCCGTTAGCACCATATTTAAAGTTACTTGATACTGATGGTAAGGATAGTTTCTTAAATATAGATTTTTACCCAACTCCTATTGTAAAGAAGTATGGAAAGATTGTAATCAATGGTTACATGAATTCCGTTGAAAAGGTTGTTGCTACCTCTATGAATAAACTTGTTCAAGAGCGTAAAACAAAAAAGAAATTAGAGGCTCAGTTTAGAATGGATGAGAAAGATTTCATCGCAGCAGCAGAGCAAGAAACTGGAATGCAATTAGAAGATCCAAAAGCATTTACTCCTGAATCAAAAGAGGAATTAGATATTTGGTCTGAAATGAATGATAAAGAACGTGAAGAGTTATTGATGCAAGAAGCTTTACGCTTTGCATTTAATGATAATAACGTTTTAGACCAGCTTAAAGAAAGAATTTTAACAGACGGATTTAAGAAATCTTTAGCTGCTACATTTACTTATGTAGATGATAACGGTAAGGTAAAAGTTAAATTTATCCGTCCGGAATATTTTATATATGGCCATTCAGATAGAAATGATTTAACTGATTGTAATTATTTTGGTCACTACGAATTGATGAGTATTTCAGAAGCTCGTTTAAGATTTAAAACAGATGAGAAATTTCTTTATAGTATTGCTAAATCATTTGGTGGTATTTATGGTAACTCTGCAGTAAATTACGAATGGAACAATGGTTGGTACAGTTCAGCTGTAAGACCTTATGATGATTTCGTGGTTAAGGTAATGCACGTTTGGTTTAAGGCCGTTAAGAATATTAATTATGTTGTAGGTAAAACTAGTAAAGGTCGTAGCTTCTTTGATTTGATGAACAAAGAGACTAATCCTACTAATCCTGAAAAAAGAGCAGGCAAGAAAGAAGTAATGACTGCTTACGAAGGTTGGTGGTATGTTGGAACTAATACAATGGCCGAGTGGGGTGAATCTAAAAACCAAATTCGTCGTAATCCTAATTTAGAGGAAGTGTATAGTCCTTATGTTTCATATATGTGGGATAACGATGGTAACATGAGACCTACTTCACATGTTGATAATATCAAGTCTGAAGTAAGAGGAATGGATTTAGCTAAGATTAAAATCCAACAAATTATGGCAAAAGCTGCTCCTGATGGATTTTATATTGACATTGATGGGTTATATGATATTGAATTAAGCAAAGGTGCAGGTGTTGTTACTCCTATGAAATTAGTAAGTATTGCTCAACAAACGGGTAATGTTTATTACAGAAGTAATAATATGAGTGGTGACCCTAATAACTCAAGAAGACCTATCGAGCCAAACCAAACTTCATTTGGAAGTAAATTAACTGAATTAATTAATATTTATAACTTCCATTTAAATAACGTTAGAGATTATTTAGGTGTAAACGAATACAGAGAAGGTAGCGCAGTTAACCCTAAGTTAGGTCTTGGAGTTATGCAACAGGCTATTTCAGCTTCTAATAACGCTACTGCAGATTTATATGCAGGTTGGTTGAATATGGGTTCTAGAATTGCTACAAACGTAGGTCAATTAATCTGGGACTCTTTGAAATACGGAACTGATTATCAAGGTTATAAAAGAATATTAGGTGAAGAAAATGTTGCTTTTCTTAAAGAAGCTAAAGAAATTACTGATAGTAATTATGATTTAAAACTTGAAGTAAAAGCTGATCCTTTCGAAAAACAAAAAATAGAACAAGATATAAATGCAGCATTAGCAGGTGGATTAATTGAGATGGAAGATGCTATTTATATTAAAAATATTGACGATGTAAAACTTGGATACCGATATATGGTATACATGCAAAAGAAACGTCGCAAAGAAAAGATGGAAGAGGCACAAATGAATTCTGAACAAAACGCACAGATTCAACAAGCTTCTATGCAAGGTAAGGCTCAGGCTGATATGGCTGTATCACAAGCTAAAGCTCAGTCTGAAGTTATTGTAATGACATCTAAATTAAAAGGTGAATTAGAAGTAGATAAGCGTAAATTCTTATATCAAATGCAATTAGAAGCATTTAAAATAGGAAAGGCTGTAGAGCCACAAATTCAAGCTCAAATTGACGAAATGTTAATGGATGATGAGCAAGCAAGACAAATGGACGAGGAATTATTAAACCAACAATATGGAAACGAATCAGAATCAGGAATTGAACAGCCAAGCGGGGATCAACCCGTTTGAGAGTGATGAATCTTTAGCAGCCTTTATTGGCGGTCAAAGAGGGGAATCACAACAATTTACAGAGACTCAAGAAGAGACTGTAGTTGAAACACAACAAACAGAAGAGACTAGTGCTCCTGTAGAACCACAAATAACTGATGAGTTATTTAATAAATGGTTAGAGCAAAAAACAGATGGTAAGTTTAAGCAATTAAACGAAATCCCTGTTGCTGATTTATCAGATGAATCAAGAGAGCTTTATGAGCTTTTGAAAGAAGGTAAAACCGATGAGGTATACGATTATATCGTAAAGTCAAAAGTTAATTACAAAGAATGGGACCAAACGGATTTGCTAGTTGAAAAGATTAGAAAAGAAAATCCCGGTCTTGAAGATTCTGATATTGAAGATATCTTACTTCACGATTATAAGTTGTATGACTTAACTGAAGAGGAGAAAGATAATTTGACTTCTAGTGAGCTTGCTCGTTGGGAAGCAGATAAAAAAAGAGCCAATATTAATGCTAAACGCGATGCTGAGTCAATGCGTGCAGAATTAGAGGCTTCTAGAAAAGAAATAGTATTACCAAAGATAGAGAAAATCACACCGGTTGAAACCAAGGATCCAAACGAGATTACACCTGAACAAATTCAGGCAGCTCAGGAAGCTTGGGATCAAGAAGTTGATAGCACCTTACCACAAGTGAAGGACTTATCTTTTGATTTTAAAATTGGCGAAGAAGGGGAAAATTATTCGACCACATTTAAATTAGAAGGTGACCAAGAGCAAGCGGTAAAAAATGCGCTAAAAACATCTTACGAACCAGGAGATGAAAAACTTACCTTCCAACAGCTTGTTGAAAAACAAACTTTTAAGTTGTATGGTAAGCAAATTCTTAATGCTGCAATTAAAGACGCTGTTGCGAAAGCACAGGAGAGATTCGTTGAGAAGGAGTTGAAACGAGTTACACTTGAACCAGGGTCTAGAAGAGGAGCAGATTCGAATGACAAAAACATCTATCTTGATATGCTAAATCAATAAATGTTTAACAAATTCTAAATTCTAAAGAAAATGAGTATTACAACTCCTAATGCGTTCTCGAAATCAACGATGAACGTACAAACGATAACAGATTTATCGTTCTTAAACCCATTAACCTCTACTTACGATGGTTTCATTCAGAAATATCCATTATTAAGCAAGAAGTCATACATTTTGATGACTGAGGCTGAAGGTAAAATTAAATTTACTGAAAACCGTAAATTCTACCACAATGAAAAAGTTGGTAAGGCTTTACCTGCTTTCGTTGCTGCTGCAAACGTTGCTGCTCCAGATCCAGTTACTGACCCTGTTGTTGTAACTTTAGGTACTGGTTCTTACCAAAATGCTGGTACTTTATCACCAGTTGCTGTTGGTCAAGTTTACCGTAACGAAGTTAATGGTAACAAATATGAGGTTACTGCTGTAAATAAAACTACTCCAAGTGCTCATACTGCTACATTAAAGCCGTTATCTACTCCATCTGTTGCAACTGTAACTGCTGGTGCTAGTTTCGTATTCTTAGTTAACATCGTAGGAGAAGCTTCTACAACTAAGGATGGTTTATATGTAAATCGTGAGCAAATCACCAATGAATTAGTTACAATCCGTTCTTTCCAAAAGTACACAGATTGGTCTAAACAAAACGTTACAGAGATTAAAGATGCTCAAGGTAACTTCATGGGAATCGAGAAATTAAACGACCCTATGGAAATCGAGCGTTTCTTACAAATGCAAGAAGTTTACTTAATGGACGCTGCTCCAGTAACTAACTCTTCTACATTAGGTAATGTTAACAAAGGTTTATTAGAATCAGTTACGGAAAGTTATACTTCAGCTACGACTGTTGATGATGCCTTCTTTGCAGAATTAAGACGTAGAAGTGATGCAAATGGTTATACTAATAACTATGATATGCTTTACGATACTGAATTAATGATTAAAGTTTCTAACTACATCAAATCTAGCTACCAAAATGGTGCTATCATTTATGTTGATGCTGCTAACTCTGGAAAACCAATGAGTGTTGCTGCAAACTTCCGTTCATATTCAATCTACGGATTGCAATTAAATATGATGGATTATGCATTCTTCAACTCAGCACAAGTTTGGGGTATCAACCCAGCTCAAGGTTTCTACAAAAACTTTGCATTAATGGTTCCTCAAGGTTTAGGTTCAGACTTCCAAACAGGAGAAAGAATCCCTCACTTTGGTGTTCGTTATACAACTGTTGATGGTAAACCAGAAGGTGAAGTTATCAAGGTTATCAAAACTGGAGGTTTGGCACCAGTGCCTACTGACCAAGAGTTATCAGTAACTGTATCACATACGACTAACAAAGCTGTTCAAGTATTTGCCGCTAACGGTTACTTGAAAATTGATTTGAATGCGTAATTTTTTTCTAAAGGGGGTATCTTCGGATACTCCCTTTATTATTTTGAATTTAACTTAAATTATATATGGAAACAGAATTAATCAAAAAAAAAGGGTTTCAAAAAAAAGAACCTGTAAAAGATGAAGTAGTTGTAGAAACTATTCAAGAGCAAGAATTTGGGGTACAAATTGACCCTGATAAAACTTACAAATTTCAATTGATAGGTGATATCTCAAAAGGAACTTATGTTGGTATAAACAACATTTGTGAAGTTTTTGACCCATCTATTGGTAGAAGAAGAAAGATGCGCTATGTCCCACATTACGATAGTATTTGGATTGACGAGCAACCTGAAGAGCATATTGATTTAACTAACTATCCTATCAATTTTTTTATGAGCGAGATGGTAGTTAGTGGTAAAGATAAAAACTTGATTTTATACCTTTTAAACCACGATAGGATTGAAGGTAAACAAAATCAAATTTCTAGTAAAGGTCCATTATTCAGATTACAGGATAATGAATTGATTGCTAAAAAAGCATTAGCTAAAACACAATTAGAAAGAGATGCTGTAAATAAAGCATTATCTTTAAGTGGTAGTGAGTTAGGTATGGTTACATTTGTATTGTTTGGTAAGGCATTTGAGTCTGAAACAGAAGCATTACAAGCAGTAGCTAATTACGCTAAAAATAATCCTAAAGGATTAATTGACATTTGCGATGATCCGCGTACTCGACGTAAATATTTAATTAAGCAAGGTCTTGATAAAAATATTATTAAGAGCAAATTTAGTATGTTGAAATGGGGAGCTTCTGAGACAGATATTGTTCAGTTGCCACCAGATAAAGACATGTTATCTTTTGTTACAGATTGGTCATTATCAGATGATGGAAAAGACTTCATTGAAGTTTTGAAACGTCAGATGAATAAATAAGATAGTTTTTTGTTTTAGTTTTGGTTTGAGCACACTTGGATTTTTCTAAGTGTGCTTTTTTTTTCATATATTTGCTTACAATGACACAGTCTATTAATGATACCTATCTATTTGTACAGGAGCTTATTAATAAGCAACAAAATGGATATTTGCCGCCTGATGAATTTAATCGTTTGATTAACCAGGCTCAGTATGCTCGTTTTAATGAGTTGTATGGTAAACCTGAGCAATATGCTGCGGTGAATATGCCGGTAGCTAAGATGGCTTATGCAAGGACTCAAGAGATTTCTGAGAAGCTTTCTCCATTTGTTACTGAGGTATCATTGCCGGTAACAGTAGGAGTGGCTACTGTACCTGTTAATTTAGTGCATGCTGTATCTATGAGATATGGAACTAGGGTAGTAAAGAGAGTTGAATACGATAGATTATCTTCATTCTTAAACTCGGTTATTGATACTCCAAATGCTGATTTCCCTATCTATGTACAATTAGATGGTCAATATAAAATATACCCTACAACAGTTACTCCTGTTACATTAGATTACTTAAGAGTACCTAATGAAGCAGTTTGGGGTTATACTGTAGTTAGTGGAAGACCTGTTTACAATTCAGGAACATCGACGGACTTAGAATGGGATGAAACAGAAATTACCAATATTTGTATGAAGTTATTAAGTATGTTTGGTATATCTGTTAAAGACCAACAAATGGTTAATTACGCTGAACAACAAAAAGCACAAGGTAACTAAAAATGACAAAAAGAGAATTAGCTGAATCGATTATAGTTGACGTATATGGCGGACAGCCAGCGGAGTCTTCAGATATAACCCCTAGACAAGTAGGTCTTTTGATTAATAATGCTTTGGCCGAAATGGCTAAAAAGTCTTTTTATGAAAATTCAAACTTAGAAGGTGTAGCATATGCGAATGATGAATTTATTTGTACATTTAGTAACATTGCTTTAAATAACTCAAACGGTCAAGATACTTCAGGTTATAAGTGGTTTGATATGCCAACGGCTCCGGTAGGATTACCAAAGTCAAGAGGTATTGTTTTTGTTGGTGCTAATAGAGGTGCTGAGAATCCATTTAGAAAAATACCTGCAAGTATGATTTCTGTATATTTAACTACAGTTATCCCTAATACAGTTTACTATTGGGTTGAAGGTTCTAGAGGGTATGTTTGTGCTTCTGATAGAAACCAAGCATTACCATCAACATTAAGAGTAAAAACAATAGGAAGCGATGCTAATAACCTTGATGCGGAATTAAGCGCATCTTTAGACGCTATCTCAGAAATTCATAAAATGGTTGTTGCTCAATTAAGAATGCAACAACAATCGGGTAAAGATACAACAAACGATAATTTGGACATTAACGACGTTAGATAATTATGCAATCATTATACATTCCTCTTTCAGATGTAGTAAACAGCTATCTTAACGAAGCTGAGTTATCTCCTGATGACAACTTTGTTAGATTCTATAAGGTAGCCTTAGAGGGATTTAAAAACGAATTAATGTCAGATTTTGCTGCTCCTGTAAAGACAGTTAATTTAACTGTGCTTGCTAATAAAACAGCATTGCTTCCATTGGATTATATTAACTATTCAAGAATAGGCGTTGTAAATGAAAATGGCGAAATTGCTACATTATCTGAAAATGAAATATTAACATTTAATAGATCTATTAATGCAGATAGATTAGACCAACCTGAAGATTACCAAACAATTTTAAATGGAACTCAATATCTATATTGGGCTACTGCATCCCCTGTTGGAGTTCAGTATCAATCTTTATTTGGTATTGGGTCTCAAACAAATATTGGAGAATTTAGAATAGATAAATATGGTGGGCAGATTATATTTGATTTTAATTTTAACTATGATAGGGTTGTGCTTGAATATCTTGCGGTTGCTGGAATGGATGAAAACAACTATTATTGCGATGAGCAATTACAGGCCGCAATCAAAGCATACATCTACTGGGCTACTATGCGAACTAAGAAAAATTATTCTTTAGCTGACAAAGCAGAAGCTAAACGTAATTTCTATCGCGAGCGTAAGAATGCCGTTATGCGTATGAACCCAATTGACTTAACTCAAACTAATGAGAAGATTTTAAGAGGCACATATTTAGCAGCTAAACAATAATGATTGATAAGAAGATATTTGCCGGTGGCAAAATGAATAAGGACGATGATCAGCATTTGTTGCCTAAAAATGATTGGGTAGATGCTAGAAACGTTCGTATTAACTCAACTGCTGATGGTTATTTAGGTTCATTCTCTAATATGAAGGGAATGGATTTATTGTACACACTTCCAGTTTCTATTGAGCCTAGCACGGTTATTGGTGCTAAGGGATTTGATAATACTAATAAAATTTATTTCTTTGTTGCTGACCCTAATGGGAATAATAAAGTAATTGAATATAATGGTGCTACAAATACCACAACTATTATTATAGAAGACTTAACAGATACAGGAGGAATTCCTGTATTAAATTTTAGTACATCTTATAGAATTAACCACATTGATTTATTAGACGGAAAATATTTATTATGGACCGATGGATTTAACCCACCTAGATATTATGATTTAAACAAAGATTATGGAGTGATAACTGAGCGTGATATATCAATGATTAAATACGCTCCTAATACACCTCCCGCAAATCTTGCTGTTATTGATAACCCTTCTATTTTAGCTAATAAAATTAAAGATACAAATTATCAGTTTGCATATAGATGGATTTATTGGGATAATAGTAAATCTACATTTTCCCCAATAAGTGATATTTCAAACCAAAACGGAAGAGCCAGCGGGGCTTTATCTAAAGGACTTCCTGAATGGTATTCTTCAAGTTTAACTTTTAATTATGAAGGTGGGGGAGATTTAGTAAAAGGCGTTGATATTATGTCTAGGATTGGGAATACTGGCGATTGGGCTATTATTAATTCTCTTGATTACGAAAAAGGAGATTTTAGGAATTCTTATGCACTTAATTTAGTTTTAGCCCCAACATCTACTAACTATTTAATTAGTGTTACTTATTTAGGAGTTACATACAATTTTGGGGGCACATATACTAGTTCAACAACAACAAATATTTATGGTAATTTAAAAACAAATTTTGATGCGCTAGGTTTAACAGGATTAATATGTACTGTTTATCAATCTGGAACAAATTATTTAAGTCAAGATCAATATTTAGTAATTACTTCAACTGCAAATGGAACTATTTTTACTATACAAACAACTACCCCGCAAACAGTAAATGCTGTTCAAACAAGTTATTTACAATCAAATGCACAAACAAACACTTATGTGTTTACTGATTTTCAGCCTGTAAATATTATAGACCAATCCGAGGCAAGTAGACCATTTGATTATGTCCCATTAAAAGCAGAAGCACAAGCTTTAGCTAATGGTAATCATGTTGTTTATGGTAATTATACTGAAGGGTACGATAATGTTGTAATTGATGCTTCTGCTAGGAAAGCTTTAATGTCATTAAATGCTGCTTCTGTAAATTTGACTGTTACTCAAGAGAATTATACCTTTTCCGCAGAGCAATGGATTAAATTTACTTTTACTGGCACTCCTGTTCCCGGAGATGTATTTGTTATTACTAAATACAACCCAGTAGATAGTCAATACACATATTCTGTACCATATGAAAGCGGAGAAACTGAAACTGATTTTATTTATAGAATAGCATTTTTATTGGGAACTTATTTTGAAGGAATATCAAATGTTTACAGTGGTCCGATTATTGGGAATAGTTTTCTTATAAAAAAGAATGGAATTGATATAAAATATTTAATTGGAGTATTAAGTTCAAATACAATTCAAGGGTTAAAAACATCAGATGAATATCAGTATGGATTAGTTTATATTGATGCTGCAGGAAGATACGGAGCTGTTAACACATCTCAATCATTAGTTGTTAATTCAAACCCTTTAGATAAATTTAATGGCGGATTGTGGACCTATGTAACGGGGCAAATAACTGTTAAATCAAGACCTCCTGTTTGGGCTGATAAATATGCTTTTGTAAGAACTAAAAGAAAAAAAATAGATTTCTTTTTAGATGTTTTTGCAAATACTATTATTAAAACTGGTTCAATTGCTGCTGTTGATATTCAAACAGCATTATTAGAAACTAACGAAAGGTATGGAACTAACTTGTCTTATTCTTGGGTTAAAGGGGATAGGATTAGGTTTATAAATAAAAGCGCGGTTAATACAAACGAATTTATCAGTCTTGATACAGAAATTACTTCTGTAAATGATGAGGGTAATTTAATCATTGCTGCTAATACTGCGCCTACGGATATGAGTGCATCCGGATATTATTATAGTTTCTTTTGTGAAATATATAGACCCTCTGCAGTAATTAATGATAATTTGTTTTGGGAAATTGCCGAATTTGGAGATGTTGGAAATAAAAGTCTTTCTAATCGTTATCATAAAAAAATATATAGTTCTCTTGGTAATCAAGACCAAAGTGCATCTTCCCCCTCAACTACCCCCTTAATACATACATCGCAAACAGGAGATGTTTGGTATAAAAATAGATTTTTACCAGTATCAAATTCTGTTGAACCAATTATTGGGCAAGCTTATTACGAAGCTTGGTGTGAGTCACCGTCCTTCTCAGATTTTAATTGTGACACTTTTACTACAGATGCAGGAAGAGCTAATCAACAAAATGCTTTTGAAAAGCAAGTTACATACAATTCTACAGTTAGATTTGGTAATGGATATGTACCAGGAACTCAAATAAACAATATTAACTCATTCTCAAATGAATCTTACCAAGATTATAGTAATCTTTATGGATCAATTCAAAAGTTAGATATTGATGGAAGTGTGATGATTGTTGGCCAAAAACTAAGACTTGGAAGGGTTCGTGTATTTGAAAAATTAATTATTGACAAAGTTGATGATACTTTAGTTTCAAATTCTGAAAATCTTCTAAACGGAATTGTTTATTATGATTTTGAAGCCGGCATTGGGGATTCACCTGAAGCATATGTTCGCGCTGGAAGTAAGGTTTATGGAGTAGATAAAAATAGAGGTATTGTTTGGAGATTAGCTCAAAATGGTATAACACCTATTTCTATTACTGCTAAAATGAATACTTATTTTAGAGCTTATTTAAGAACTGCAACAGTTGTGCGTGGAGGTTTTGACCCTAAGAATCAGGAATATGTAATTTATTCTTTGGCAGGGGGTGGCTTATCTGGTACAGTAATATTCTCTGAAAATTCAGATGGATTTACTTCTTTCTTAGATATTGTTCCTAATTACTTTGCAACACTCAAGAATGACTTATACTCATTTGGGGGCGATAAATTTTATAGGCATAATGCAACTAATGCTTATGGTAATTTTTATGGAACAAATTACGACGCTACAGTTACTATTGTTTCAAACGAGTCTCCTGTAATAAAGAAATCATTTATAGCTATAAACGAAGTCACTAATGACACTTGGGACGCTACAGAGATAAACACTTCACTTAGTCAAACATCGTCACTCTTAGAGTCTGATTTTGCTGTTTTGGAAGGGGAATCACACGCGGCATTCTTGAGAGATTCAAGAACTACTCCGGGAGTTACTTATCCATTAATTAATGGAGATCAGCTAAAGGGCAAATGGATTAAAGTCAAATTAAGAAATAATAGTACAAATTTCGTATATTTGTTATCGGTTGGAATAAAGTACGTTCAGTCACCTCAAACAGGATTATAATATGTTAGGAGTTTTAATAGGAGCAGCAGTAGCAAAGGCTGCATTAGGCGGATACCAATACTATCAAGGCCGTAAAATGGAAAAAGGTAATAAGCTTGAGAACCAACAAGTAGGTTCTGAGTATACCAAAAATTTAGCTGCTTCTCAAAGAATGGCTGCTGAAGGTATGCCAGAACAAGCTTATCAAAATCAAGCTAACCAAATTAACCAAAATATGGCATTTGGAGCTAGACAACTTCAGACAGGTAGAAATACTGCTGGTGCTTTAGCAGGAGTTGTTGGTGCTGGAAATAAAGGATATAATCAATTAAACGCGCAAGACGCTGTAGCCCGTCAACAAAATCAATTAAGAGTATTAAATGCAAGAGAAATTATTGCTCGTGCTAAACAAAGAAGTTACGACCAAACAGCTTCGGCTGCTGCTGCAATGAAGGGTGCAGGTATTCAGAATATAGGTGGCGCTGCAGATATGGGTGGTTATTACGCTGCAACATTAGGAGGTGCAGGTAAAACAACTGGATCATCTAATTTAAATACAGGTTCTAGTTTTGCTTCTAATCCTAGTAATTCTGATTGGTCAAAAGCTACAATGAAAAGGTTGACTTCAAATAGCAATTACAAATTTAGAGATTAATGGAGAATATAGGATTAAGTACAGCACCTAGTGGTATTGGTTCAGGCGAAGCTCAAGTTATAAGTTTTGATAAAACTTTAGCTGGTCTAGCTGCTAAGCAAAAAGCGGAAGCTAAAGCTAAGGCTGATGCAGATAAAGACCTTAAAAATAGATTGGATAAAATTAGCATTGATGGTATTCATACTATGGATAATGAAGCTATTTCTGCTGCATATGAAAATGTATTAAAAACTTATGACAATCTTGAAAATTCAAGAACTAGAGCAGAGAGAATAAAAGCTGCTGATGAACATAACCGTTCAAAAAAACAATTTGAAATAGATGTTAATGAATCTAAACAAAGGAATAAAGACCTTGTAGCAATTGGTTCTTCAATGATGGCTACAGGTAATGCTGGAAGATTTTCTACACAGCAAAAAATGGAATACACAAAAGCTTTAGATTCTCCAACAAGTGGGTATAAATTATATCAAACTGATTTTATACCAAAGGCAAATGAAGAAGATATTGTTAAGACAGAAAAAGCTATTCTTGATGCTGCAACTGCAGATATCCCAACTACATTTGCTCCTGCTGAAATAGATAAGAAAGATTATCTTGTTACTACAAATGGAAAGTATTTAAGCAAAAATATATTTACTCAGTATGTAGCAGATAAGGTAGCTAAATCTTCGGACTACTATGATTTTATGGTAGGTACTTATGGTCGAGGATGGGAAGAGTCTGGTAATAAAATTAGCGATGCTAACTTCTTAGATTATGCAATCGATAAAAGATTCCGTGACTTACAAGAGGTTACTAACGAAACAACTAAGAGTGCAAGCGGTAGTGGTATGATTTTCAATTTTGCAGGAGGGGGAGGTAAAGCAGCAATTAGCGATACCGGTATTAATCAACCTGTAGAATCTTATGTTACAGCTGAACAATTTGTTAAAGTAGGATCATCGAAACGATATGTAAAATTTGATATTCCTGTTATTAAGAGCACCGCTATTAATATTGAATACCTTACTAATGCTCAAGACGGATTCTTTAAATTAGATGAAGGTAATGGCATGAAAAAATCTCCAGACCCTATAAAGCTAAAAACTATCAGAATTGTTGCTGTACCTGTTGTTAAAAAAGGTAAAGATTCTTATTATTTAGCAAATACAAGTGGATATTCAACTGATACAAAAAATGTTAAAATAGCTGGTAGTGAAAGGAAATTTAATTATACTCCAAAAGATTATGTGTATGTAAATATGCTTGAAGCTAGTGATGAAGATGGAAAGATATATCTTCAACCAATAGGGTCTTTACCTCAAGATAAGATTGCAAAAGCAGATCAACCTGCTATTAATGAATCTCAATCATGGGGATATAGTAATTATTTAGACCCAAGTACAGTTGTTGGTAATTCATTTAGTGGCTCAACCCCTAGACCATAATAGTAATGATAGAGGATATTAAATATAAAGTCAGTAAGGATTTAATCAATAAAATCAGTACAGCGGTAGATGAAAATCCTAAAATAACAGATGAGGATTTATTCAAAACATTTCCTGATTTAAATAATGATGCTAAATTTTTAAAGGCTATAGGTGAATACAAAGCAACTAAAGCGAAATTTAAAGATGAAAAAATAGTTGATGCTAAATTCCCTGAGTTTGATTTTGTAACTGTTCAAGGAGCTACAAATGAAGGCTCTTCTCCCGATACTGCTTATACCATAAGTATTCCTGAAGGAGCAACTGTTTCTGCTGAAAGAGAAGCGCCTATTACTGAAGATAATCTTGCTAGAAATAATTGGTTAACCTACATTGCTGACCAAGCTTTATCTGGAACCGTAAAAGGTATAGCAAATACAGGTGCAGCTGCTCAAGATTTTAAAGAGTTTATTGCTGGAAAAATGATGGGAACTCCTGTTATTGAGGCAGGAGGAATGATGCTTCCTATTGATGAAAAAGCCAAAACTGCAATTAAGCAGGGTGTTGCAGCTGATATAGAAAAAGCAGCAGAAACTGTAGGTGGTATTTCAACAAAAGAATATAAAGAAAAAGTAAGAAAAAATACAGAAGAGAATTTATTTACTTGGGATGTTATTCCTGTAGGCGTAGGTATGGTAGCAGATGTGATAGCACAAAATGCTCCTACAGGTGGTGTAGGTATGTACACTACAATGTTTGAATCTGCTAAGAATGATGCTCTTGCAAAAGGATTAAATGAGAATCAAGCATTTGCTTACGGTTCTACAATAGGTTTAGCTGTTGGGGCAATTAGCCATTATGGTATAAATAAAATGTTAAAGGGCTTACCTAAATCAGCTCAAGATAAAGTAACTAGATATATAGCAGATAAGGCTTTAGATAATATTTCTAAAGCGGGTGGTAATATTACTCCGGAAATAATACAAAAAGAAATATCTTCTGTTGCTCAGTCATATGCAGGTAAAGTTGCATCGATGGGAACAAAGGCAGCGTATAACGCAGCTACTCAAGGTACAGCAATGGTGGGTATAGAAGGGACAATGTATGGCACGGAACAAGCTACAAACAAAATATTAGATAAAGAGATTTTCAAAACGCCTGATGTTAAAATGAGGTTTGCAAAAGCTTTAGTTAATGGAGCAGTTGGAGGCGTAGCAGTTGGTGGAATTACAGGCGCATTCACTAAAGGTGCAACTGATAATTATATTAACAAAAAGATACAGGAGACAATTAAAGATGATAATCAGTATAATGAATTTAGAACTCAGTTAGCAAATGATTTAACTAAGAATAAATTTACCGAACCTGATGTACAATCCGTTTTAGAAGGTATTGATTTAAAAAGAGAAAAGCTTAAGAAAATACCAAATTCTATTACTCCTGCAGCTCAATTAGAAACGTCAGATATTATTGATACAAGAGATCAATTAAAGCAAGAACTTGATGCTCTTGACCCTGAAAGCGTAGACCCTGCATTTAGAAGTGACATTGAAGCAAAGAGATTAATTATTGAAGAAAAAATAAAAGCTATAGAGGATTCTGCTAAAGCTGTTAACGATGGAACTAAAATAGTTTATCGTGCTACAGAAAAAGGATTTGAAAAAGATATTAATGGTAAGGTTGAACCTATTACAGAGGAGCAATTTGATTTTGCTAATGAATCTAAATTAAAAGGTATAAAAGTTGAAAACAAAGAGTTGTTTACCTACTATGAAAGAGATGGTAAATACTTTAAAAAGTTTGGTAAAGAAGGTAAAGAGCAGGCTATTACAAAAACTACTTATGATTTTGAAATAGGTAGACAGAAAAGAGATAAGCCTACGGGTGATGAAACAATTAAACCATTAGAAGATGCCACTAAAATCAACGAAGAGCCAATCACCCAAGGCGGTGAACAAAGCAGTCAGCAGCAATATCCGCGAGCTGAAGAAGGACAACCTCAAGTCGGGGAGCCAGAAGGGCGCCCAGGGGAAACCCCGCAGCCAGAAGCAAATCGTGGCGATAGCAATATCGGCAGCGAAGCGAGGAAACAAGAAATAAATACTAAATTTGTAGAAGCTCAGGATTTATATACAGAAATGATGGATACTGAAGGAGCTGCTAAAAAGAGAAGTATTAACAAACAAAGACAAAAAATGCTTGATGAAAATCCTAGTATTAAATTTGTCTTAGAGAATATGAAAGCTTTAGAGGAAGCTTTAGGAGATAGATTAAAGAAATCAGGCGATTGCCCTTAATAAATAATTATGAAAAAACCAGAGAAATTACCTAAAGAAGTCGTAGACTTATTATTGCCTAGACTTAAAGATGAGTTTAACGCTGCTTACTTCTATCGTTCTGCATCAAATTGGTGTCAGAATGTTGGCTTTTTTAAAGCTGCTTCATTCTTTGCAAAAGAGAGTGAAGATGAATTTGGTCACGCAAAGCTTATTGAGAACTATATTGTTGATTGGAATGTAACTCCGGCTTTGCCTACTATTGAGAAACCCCAATTAGAATTTAAAAGTTTAGTAGAAGTTATAGAAAAGGCTTATGATATCGAATATGCTTTATATGAAGAATATGAAGATACGTCAATAAAGATTTTTAAGATTGGTGACTTATGTGTATTTGATTTCTTACAAGGATTCAGAAAGATTCAAAAGGATTCAGTTGCTGAATATAGCGACAAGTTGAATCTTTTAGATGGCGTTGTTGTAGGAGAGAAATTCCAGTTATTAATGTTAGAAGATAAATTGTTTTAATCATGGCTAAAAACCCTTGTATTGTAACTTTTGATGGGAAAGAATATTCATATGCAGATTTTGCTACTGAACTTCACAATGGACTATTAGATAATCTGATTGCAGATAAATCTGTAGACCCCGTGAAATTAAGTGGAACTACTTCTATCTTGCAAGAAACCCCTGAAGGTACAAAAAGAGGCGTTATTAAATCCGCACAAGAATCCGAGGTTGTTGCTGAAAATGCTAAAGCAGAAGATATCGTAATGGATTTGGATAAAGCAAAGACTAGTTACTATGAGCCTCAAAAGATTGTTGAAGCTCAAGAAGCTGTTGAGTCATTGTCTGAAGCAGAAAAATTAGCCGAAGTAAGAGTTTTAAAAGAAGGGTTAGAAAAAGATTCAAAAAAGAATGTTGCTATATTAGCAGGTATTTCTTTGTTTAACGAATATTTAAAAACAGGTCGTACAGAAGCAGCAAAAAAAGTTGCTGAAGATATGGCATCAATTGGTACTTCTGTTGGACAAATAATCCGTCAATTTGCAGAATTAAAATCTTCTACTCCAGAGTCATTTACATTTTTCTTTGAGGATTTCTTAAAGGGTAAAGGATTTAAATTAACAGAAATTCAAAAAGCTGACTTTGCAAAACTATTTGATGCGCAACAAAAAGCACGAGAAGAGTTTTTAGAGGCTACAAAAGAGCATGCTAAAGAATTAACTCCTGAGACAGAAGCTGCTAGATTTGCTGCTGAAAAAAAATATGAAGATGCTAAGTTTGAAATGGGCAAAAAAATGCAAAGATTCTTGCCTAAGAAAATTTTTGAAACATTGGGTATGGGTACTCAAGGTAATATGCTTGGACCTTTATCTATATTAACTAACCCATATGCGAATATGATGTACAAGTTTGCATCTATTCCTGCAAAGGAAGTGGCTGCACTTACAGATTTTATTGCAAGTAAAGTTTTACCTAGTGAATTTGATAGAACAAGGCTTAGTAGATTAAATAAAACGCAAGCAAAAAAAATACTACCTTCAGTTTACAAAGGTATTAAAAGTGCAGTTAGAAAAGGGTTGAAAGGAAGTACTCCAAAAGACTTAGAAAAATATGACGTTCAAAGGCAATTAAATCCTATAGAAGCTTGGAAAGATATATTTAGGCAATTTGGATTAAAAGGAGATGCTGAATTAGAATTACCATCAAAAGCAGATGGGTCATTTGATGTAGAACGTTTTTTATCAAATGCATATGAAGGAACTTTTGGTGTAGCTGGAAATATCATGCTTAGGTTATTGCCAATTGGTGATGATCCATTTTATGAACCAGTAAAAATGGCTAGCCTTATTGAGCAAGGACAAATAAAAGGATTAAAAGGTAAAGATTTAGAATCTTTCTTGATTTCACCAGATGAAATTAGTTTGAAGATTGCAGAAAAAGAAGCACAAAACGCAACCTTTCAAGATGCAACAATGCTTTCTGATGCGTTTGTAAGGGTTAATAGAGAAATAGATGCTAAGTTAAGTGATAAAAATCCTCTTTTATCTGATGCTATTAAATATTTTGTAGTAAAAATAAATGCTCCTTTTATTAAAACGCCTGCATCTGTTCTTGATAAATCACTTAACTATTCTGTTCCTCAATATTCTGCTGCAAAGGCATTATTACAAGGGTCTATGGCGAAGACATCTATGACGCGATATTTAAAATTAAAAAGTGAAATAGAAAAATCTAAAACAGTTGACCCTAAACAAGTAGAAAAATTAAAAGAATTAAAAGAAGATTTTGATAAACATAGAAGAGCCTTTGTTGATAATGTTGGCGTATTTACAATTGCAATGTCATTTAGACTATTAGCAATGTCTTTAGTTAGCAAGGGTTTAATCACTAAAAAATCTGAAGAAGATGATTCTTTAAAATATAAAAAATTAAAAGAAGTAACTGGAGGAGAAGATCAGTTAAATTACTCTGCATTAAAAAGAGGATTAGCTACAGGTGATTATTCTCCTAGAGCTGATGATGAAAAGAAAGATTTAAACAAAATGGGAATCCCTGGAGCAGCATTAATTATCAATGCTAACTCAATTAAAGATTCTGAAAAGAAATCTAAAAAACCATTATATGACACATCAGGCGATGAAATTCCAGAAGAAGAAGTTTTTTCTATGCTTAGTTCATTATCTGGATTAGAGGCTGCAAGTGCGGGGGCTAAGTTTGCTTTAGACCAAAGTTTCTATCAAGGAGCCAATGCTATTGCTAATGCAATAGTGAAAGGAGAATATGATAATTATGGTCAACAATATTTAAGATCACTATCAAGTGCATTTAGTCCTAACACAATTGATGCTTTTAGTAGAGCTAATAGAGAGTATGCTGTTGTAACTAAAGATGAGAACTTTAAACAGCAATTCATTAATGTAATGAAGGCTAAGTATGGTGTATTTACAGGAGATGATAAAGAATTGCCTTTAAAAAGAGGTTTGTTTGGAGAGCCTATTAAACAAAACCCTACTAAAGAAAATCCTTATGCATACCAATTAGTGGATGTTACAAAAACATCGGATGTATTTTCTGATCCAATGTATAAAGATTTATTGATGTTATTTGAAGAATCTGGAGGGGAAGAAGGATTAATCCCAGAACCTCCTAAAAATATTATTGAGTTAAAAGATAAGAAAATAAAGTTAACTCCAAAAGAATACTCTGAATATCAAGAATATATAGGCGATGCAAGAAGACTAGAAGCTGAAAGATTAATAATCTCTGCCCCAGAATATAGCGATAAATTACTAGAGAAAATAAGGAAGGCATATTCAACAGGTAAGGAGAAAGGGGAAAAGAAATTCCTTAAAGAGAACAATATAAAATAAACTAAATTTTCGTTATATTTGTAGTATTATGATAGAAGCATTAATCGTAGCATTACCTCAAGGCACATTATGTACTGAGGCTACTTTCCAAGACAGTACGGACTATGTAACGGAAAACATTCCGGCACAGAGAAGGAAATACCAGCTTTTAACCCCTGCTAATACTGCGGGCAAAACTGCTGCAAGGTTTACTTTTACTTCAGGCGCGACTAATATTCTTATCAGTATTCCTATTTTATCAGGAGATACTGTAGCTCAGAAGTGTACTAAAATAGCTGCAGGTATTAATGCAAATACAACTATTGCTGCTATTGTTACCGCTGTTGCAGGCGCTACATTCGTTACTGTAACTGCTGACGCAGATGATGTTAATTTCAACTTTGTTAACGAGATTGAAGGTGAAAATGATAATGTGGTAATTATTACAAACTACCCTGCTTCTACGCGTACAATTACATTTGAATATTCTGATGGAACAGTAGAAATCGTTCCTTTCCCATATCCAAGTGGTAATGAGTACACATTAGAGCCACTTGCAAAAGATTTTACAATTAAGGTTACAATGACTATCACCCCGCAAGTTGTGGTTAGTGGTAGTGTATATGTGTCAGTTATCATTCCGGTATTTGCTTGTTTTGCATACACTTGTAAAGGTGTGATTGCATCAAACTACAGAGTAGATATGCAGAATATGATTGGTTCAAATCCAAAATTAGATACAATGTCTGCTATGGATGCTTGTATTAATGCTGCTCAATATGCTGCATCTACAGGTGACGTAGAAGGTTCACAAGTTTTATTAGACCAAGCCAATGCACTTTGTGCATTATAATATAATTAAATGAGGACATTACCAGAAATAGAAGTTTGGTTTGGACAAGTTAAGGCAGCCTATGCAGATCAGATGGTTGCTCTTAATGAGCTTAAACAGAATGGCAGAGAAGTTAGCCCTGAGTTTGAACTTAGGCTAAAGGCTGCATATACTTTTATTAAGGATATAGAGTGGCGAATTGAAAACATTCCCACCGATTTGGTGTCCATAGTCGGCCAAATGTACAAGGCCATCTCTCTCATAGGCACTCCGCTACCAGGCGTAACTTTTTTTTTTAACTCTTTAGTAGGTAACCCTTCAATTGTTGTTGGTGATGGCAATGGTCTTCCATTTGCTACTGCTACTATTTTTGGTAAGGTTAGGCTTTCGGTCCCGGCTGTAAATGCTAACGACCCAATTGTTGTTGGTGATAATGACCCAAGATTAGTTTACTCTTATGATGCGTATAATAGCATTATCGTTGGGGCTTCTTTTGACGATGCAGGTCACTTAATCTTAGTTAAGTTAGATGGTGATACTGTTGAGACGGACCAAGTCGTTGTAAGGCTTGATTCTGACGCAGCGCAAGTTGGGTCTATTTGGGTTACAGGAGGAATAAGAACTAATGGGCAGTTAACAATATCAAATATTACAGACGTAGGTATTAAGCCTAGAGTAGCTGTAATGGATGCAAATGGAGTGTTTTTTTATAGAACATTAGAAGAGTTTGCAACAGATATTACCCCAACAGTTATTCTAACACCCAACAGGGCTGTTGTAACAAATGCTGGAGGCCTTTTAGCTGCTTCGGTAACAACTAATACAGAGATTGGATATGTTAGCGGTGTTACTTCTAGCATACAAGACCAAATAGACGGCAAGTTATCTTTAGATGATGCAAGGATTGCAGAATGGACAGCAGCAAGTGATAACTCAATTATTAGTGCAAATGTAAATAAATCTGAAACTTATATCGTAAATTTGAATCGCAATGATGACTCGGTATTATCATTTGATATACCGCAGTCATATAGACACATCCAAATGGCTAATAGTGGTGCATGGACAATAACACATAACTTGGGATTTAGACCTTCAGTTACGGTTATAGACTTGGATGGGGATGTAGTGAATGGGGACATAAATTATAACACAAATAATCAATTAACAATAACATTCTCATCTGAAATAAAGGGTGAGGCTTACTTAAACTAACATGGCACAGAAATTTCTCACCGACATTCAGATGGGTACAGGGACAACGGTTATAAACCTTGTCGTAGACCCACGCTCAACACCTCCTTCATCACCTACAGAAGGACAAATTTATTACAACACTACAGACGATGTCTTGTACTACTACAATGGTACGGCATTCGTTACGTTTGGTGATATCACAGCGGTACTGACCCCTAGTGGATCAGCTATGACAGGCGGTGGTACAGCAGGTGTAATTACCTTGCAGGTGGTAGTGGATAACTCTACTATTGAAATTGGTACAAACTCAATCCAATTAAAGGATGGTGGTACTACGTTTGTAAAGTTAGCAACAGGTGCTTGGACAGATTCAATCACAGGTAACTCATCGGTAAAGTTAACAACTGAAAATGCTGTTAAGACTTATGTAGATTCTGCGGTTGCTTCATTAGGTTACTTCGTTGGTGGATTTGCGGCAGGTTCTGCTTCAACATTCCCTGTTGCACCGGGTGGTACAAACAAGGGTGACTATTGGAGAGTGACATCTGCTGGAACTGTTAATGGTGCTATATTAGAAGTTGGGGATGTTATTATTGCGAATATTGATAATCCGAATGTTAGTTCAACTACGGATTGGACAATCTTGCAAACGAATGTTAGTCAAGCGACAGAAACTGTTGCTGGTATTGCAAGACTTGCTACACAAACAGAAACAAATACAGGTACGGATGATTTAACAATCGTTACACCTTTAAAATTAAAAACATTATTAGATGCAAGAGTTGGTGGTTACGCTGTTACAATTGGTAACGGATCGGCTACATCGTTTGCAATCACTCATGGATTGAATACGTTAGATGTTGTAGTACAGATAGCAGAGGTTTCTACAGGTGACACAGTTTACGCTGATGTTGCTAGAACGTCTACATCTGTTGTTACCGTAAACTTTGCGGTTGCACCATCAAGTAACCAATACAGAGTGATTATAAAAAAATAATTTAAATAAAATATGAATTTTTTATCTGTTTTATACGCAAGGGCGGGGATAACTGTAGATGGTGTTACGACACTAAATAATACAGCTACGGGTCTAACTCCTGCTACTAATGATAATTCTACTAAACTAGCGACAACTGGTTATGTTAAGAATCAAAATTATTATCCGTATCCAACAGGTACAACTGCTCAGTATGTTCGTGGTGATGGTAGCTTGGCTACGTTTACACAAACAGGTGGGGGCGGATCATCAGTAAGTTATTATTTGAATGGTAGTGTTTCTCAAGGAACGATAGGTGGTAACACTTATTATGAAATGAGCAAGACTGCTATTATAGGAACAAATACAGATTTTAGTATTAATGCAAATGGGTATGTTGCTCAGTTTGTAACAGATGCAGGTGACCCTGCGTTGTTAAATATACCGGGCGGTAACTGGAACTTTGAGATGTTTTTCTCTGCAAGTTCAGGTGGGGGGAGCCCAAGTTTTTATGTAGAATTATATAAATACGATGGTACTACACTTACTTTAATTGCAAGTGGTTCTGCGGTTCCTGAATCTATTACAGGCGGTACAGCTACAGATTTATATGTTACTGCTTTAGCAGTTCCTACAACTACCTTAACACTAACTGATAGGTTAGCTATTAGGGTGTATGTTACACATAGTGGTAGAACGATTACCCTCCATACACAAAATGGTCACTTATGCCAAGTGATTACAACATTTACTACAGGCTTAACAGCGTTAAATGGGTTAACTGCTCAAGTGCAGAACTTTGCTGTTGGTGCAGGTGGCTCAGACTTTAATATTTCAAGTGTAGTTGATACACACACCTTTAATTTACCTACAGCGTCAGCTACTAAAAGGGGTGCTTTAAGCTCTATCGATTGGTCGGCATTTGATGCTAAGGTTGACTTTGGTGATTTATCTGCTACAGCACCACTTAACTATAATGGTAGTGGTTTATTTACAATAGCACAATCAAGTGGCTCAACAAATGGATACTTATCTTCTACGGATTGGACAACTTTCAATGCAAAGATTGGCGGTAGTGGTACGGCTAATTATGTTGCTAAATTTACAAGTGGTAGTGTAGTTGGTAATAGTTCTATTGTAGATGATGGAGCGGGGAATGTCTATGTATATAGTAGATTATTTCAATCAAATGGAACTAACCAAATGATATTTGGTCAATGGGATGGAGTAAATAATAGAATTGAAGGCTCAAGTGGATTACCTATGTATATGGTAACTTATGGGTCTGCATTAAAATTTGGAGTTGGTGGAGATGAAAAAGCACAAATTAACTCTTCAGGTAATTTACTTATAGGAACTACTACTGACGCAGGGTTTAAACTTGATGTTTTAGGAAGATTAAAAGCACAAGGAGATGATTATCATATTTTATCTGCGGCAGAAAGTGGTGCACAATTAAGATTAGAAAGAACTGGAAGCGGTGCAGGATTAATGTATATAGGTGCTGATAGCAGTGGATTTAAAGTTTTTGATTCATCTTTTAACACTCGTTTTTTTGTAGGGAATACAGGTAATGTAGGTATTGGGACTGTAAATCCAACTTATAAATTTGAGGTGTCAGACGGAACAAGAACCGCAATAATTAACCCTAATGCTACATTAGATGGTATATTTTTAGGAGTAAAACAAGCTAAACCATTAATATTTGGGACAAGTGATACCGAAAGAATGCGTATTACTTCAGGTGGTAATGTATTAATAGGCACAACCACTGATAATGGATATAAATTAGAAGTTAATGGAGAAGTAAGTGTTAATGGTGATATAAGAATAAAAGGTAATAATCAAATATATTTTGATACTACAGGAGATGTTAATAGCAACTATGTTGGTGTAACAAATGACTATTGGTTAACCCTATATTGCGGAAGGGGTAACAATGCTAGAATAGACTTAACCGCAGGTAATGGTATTTTATTTTCTGAACAAGGAACTGAAAGAATGCG